TCACCGCTTTTTCCCTTCGCAGAAGTTGGCCCAATCCTCCATCATCACGCGGCGCTTTTCGAGCAGATTGCCGCGGCGGTAGGCGGCCTCCGTCTTGTTCGCGACCGTGTGGGCGAGGGCTGCTTCGGCGACATCGCTTTGATGATCGGTTTCTTCGCTCACCCAATCGCGGAATGATGAACGGAATCCGTGCGCCGTAAACGGCTCCCCCAACTCTTTGACCAGCTTCGAAAGCGTCATGTCGGACAGCGCCCGGTTTCTGCGGATGCCGGGGAATACCAACTCGCAGCCCGCGATACGGAGCCGCGCGCAGCGCTGAACGATGCGGAGCGGGCGACGGCTGAGCGGGACGACATGCTCGCGGAAGGCCTTCATGCGATCCTTCGATAGCGTCCACAGGCCTTTCTCAAGGTCGAACTCATCCCAAGTCGCGCCGCGCACTTCGCCGGATCGTGCAGCAGTGAAGATCGCGAACTCCAGCGCCAGCCGACTGAAAGATTCCTTCTCGCGCAGCGTCTGGACGAACGCTGGCACGTCTTCATAGGGCATGGCGGCAAAATGATTGTCGCGGCGTGGCTGGCGCGGCAATCCCTTTGTGATCGCTCGCATGGGCGCTTCGGTGTCGCGGTAACCCGACGCATAAGCCCAATCGAGAACGGCGCCGACCCGCTGCCGCACGCGGCGTGCCGTCTCTGGCTTCTCAAGCCAGATTTCTTCAAGCAGGTCGCGGATCATCGGACCTGTGATCTGATCGACCCGGAACTTCCCGATGTGCGGGAAAGCGTAAAGCTCAAGCGTCCGGGTCCATTGCGCATGGTGCTTGCCGTTGCGCCACGTTTTCGAATGGACCTCGTAGACCCTCGCTGCCGCGTCCTTGAAGGTCGGCACCGCCTGCCGCTTGCGCCGTTCGAATTGCGGATCGATCCCCAACTCGATCTGGCTGCGAATTTCGCGTGCCAGCTCGCGCGCTTGCGCCAAGCTCACCTTCTGACAGCTACCCAGGCCGAAGTCGCGGCGGTTGCCGTGCTTCTGCACCCGGCACACCCAACTGCTTGTGCCTCCCGGCCGATCCAATCGGACGAGCCCGTCACCGTAGCTAACCCGGCTCGACTTGCCCTTGGACTTCGCAGCCTCGTTTTGAGCATTTTTCATCGTGGTAATCATAATTTTCCGTCCCACATTGGCAAAAATGTCGGGCTGGATCCTGTGGGACACACAGGGACCCGAATCGTCTCTCAAACCCGCAGCAAAGCTGGGATGTGAAAAACGGATCGGGAGAATGTGGGATTAGAACTTGGCGGAGCGGGTGCCTGTTGAATTGGACCCCTTCGCACCTTGAAAAATAACGATTAAATTTCCGCGCTTCTGGATTATACCATGGATTATACCATGGCGTTAATTTCTGCCCCCTGATTGGCGCGTCCGACGCCCTTGCGATACCATATCCAGCCGCGCCGCAAAACGATTTGGCTCCCGATCTATCGGCGAGCTGAACCCGCCTTGCGCGCTTGTTCTCATAATGTTCTAATACGGCGCGATGCGAATCGGGAAGGATCAGCTGATCGTAAAAGCGCTTCATGCCATCGAGGATGTTTGCTGGGCAGCGCAGAGCGGGCCGGTGGCGCCGACCTATGCGCTGCGCTTCGTCCTGGCCTTCCTGTTCGAGCATGGCGACGGCCGGCGAGAGGCGTTCGACGAGTTTTGGCGCGTCGTGACCGACGCCGTTGATCGTCCGCACACCAGCGAAAGCATTGCCAACACCGTCCGCGGGAACAATGCCAACCGGGAAGCATATCGGATTTACCGGGCCGTCGGCGTCAATCGATCGACCGAAATGATGTTCTTCCCCGCCGTGCGCGGGAAGCTGGGAGCGAAGAAGCAATGAACCGAGAGCCGATCCGGTGGCAGCGTCGCAACGCGCTCGAATATCGCTGGCGGTGCGGCTTGCGCTCCGGAAACTGGCGCGCGACCCATGCCGAGGCCGGGGAGGCGGCGGTGCGCGCCGGACTGGCGAGCTGGGAAGGCAAAACGCTCTTTCTGGGGCCGCTTGTCGAGATCGAGACCCGGCGCGCGCGGAACACAAAAAAAGCGGGGCAGGCCTAGGCCCACCCCGCTTCCAGTCACCCCCACGGTGAGACGGTGTCAGTCGCCGCGCAGCCCCGCGATCGTGTCGTCGAAATGCTCGAGGATCTTGGCGCGGATCGCTTCGCGGGTTTCGGCGCTTGCGGACTGGTCGCCGGGCGTGCCGATATCCTTGGCCGCGTCGAGCGCGTCGACAATGCCCTTGCCGATCTGGATTGCCACGGCGGCGCCGGGGACGATCGCGGGCAGGATTGACTTGCCCGCCTCGATCAGAAGTTTGAGGGTATCGTTCATGGCCTAGCGCTCCAATGCTTTGAGAATGAGGGAATAGGCGGCCGCTGCCTTGTTGTACGCGCCGTCGGCCTTCAGCACATCGCCCGCGCGCTGCGCCGTGTCGGCGACGACAAGCCAGCCCTTCAGCTTCTCGGCGGCGTCGGCCAGGGCGATGGCCTTGGGGCTGCCGTCGGTGATCCAGCCAACCGACCGCATGAAGTCGACGACGTAGAGCGCCGCGTCGGACGCCGCGAAGGCGAGATCGATCGCCTCGGCCGTGACGTGGTTCCCGGCAAGCGGTGCGAGGATCGGCGCGAGTTGCTCGATCGGGCTGGGCGGGGCAGGCGGTTTGCCGGTGCCGCTCGTGGCGCACGCGGACAGGCAGAGCGCCGCGAGCGCGGCGATCATCATCTTACGCATCTTCATTCTCCTTTTGGGGGACGGGTGGCATTACGCTGAAGTCGAGCGAGCAGGTGCTTTCGCCGCACCATACTGAAATGATCCGGGCCAACCGGCCGTGCGGCTTTTCGGTCCAACCCTGCTCGCGATGGCAGCGGCCGGTGATGCCGCAGATGACGCCCTGCAAGATCGTCATCAAGCGGTCCGGATCGGCGACGTTGTGCTCGCGCCATGGGATGGCGACCAGATCTACGTCGCGATTGAGGGAGCCGTGCACCGTGATGGCGTACCCGACGTCCTTGGCCGCGATGCGCATCGGTTCGAGGATCATATCGAGCAACGCGCGGTTGTAGGCGCCCTGCACGATGTCATCTGCGGCGGTGCGCTCGCGCATCAGTGCTGCTCTTCGACAGGCACGGCCGCCCCGGCCGGCTGCTGGATCTCCACCGGCACCGGCCGATCTTCCCCGGCGCTCTTGCCGAAGTAGAATCCGACCACGAGGCCCGCGAGCGTGTTCACGCCGCCGACGAGCTGGATGATGGCGTCGCGGTTCACATCGGGCACGACAATGAACGTCAGGACAACAATCGACCCGCCGAACAGGGCGAGGATCAGCAGCGCCACGAGGAACCGCTGCAGGTCGCGCGACAGCCAGGTCATTTCACGCCAGTCCACCACGAGGCAACGTCGAAGCACGGGCAGTCTTTCAGCCATTCGTGCTTTTCGACGACGCCGTCGCCGTCTTTGTCCGGGCTCGCATCGCGGTGCCCCATGAACCGAGGCTGCTTATATGCGGCGTCGAGCGCACGGCAGAGCCGCGCCATGGATGCCTTCTGCGCCTCGGTTCGCGTGTCTTTGGGTTTGCCCTGGGCATCGAGGCCGCCGACATAGACCACGCCGATCGATCCGGTGTTGAAACCGGCAACGTGACTGCCGACGACATGCTCGGCCCGGCCGGTCTCGATCGTGCCGTCGATCCGGATCACGAAATGATAGCCGATATCTTTCCAGCCCTGCGCGAGGTGCCATTTCTTGATGGTCGCGGCGTCTATGTCCTGCCCCTCGCGCGTCGCTGAGCAATGCAGGAACACCCGCTTGATGTTGACCCCGGTGCCTTTCACGAGCGAGCCGGATTCGGCCGGGAGCGGCGACAGGCCGAGCAGGGCGAGCAGCTTGTCGGCCGTGGCGTTGCCATAAATCCCATCTTGTGCGGCGCCGACCTTGGCCTGGATCATCTTCGTCTTTTCGAGGAGGTTCATCGTTTCGTTTCCTTCCGGCTCAATCTGATCAGGCTGCGCAGCAGCCGGGGCGGGACGCGCTCGCCGAGCAGCTGCGCGGTGGGCAGGGCGATCGACATTTCCAGCGGCCCGACGATCTCGGTGCAGGCCAGCGTCAGTTGTGACGCGGCGCGTTGCACGGCTAGGATCGCTTCGAGGTTGGGGGCGGTCATGTCAGCCGCCGGTCGATATGTTGAATTGTGACGGTCAACGCGGTCAGCGCCTTGGCGAGCTCGATGTCGCTCGCGGCGCGGGCCCGCTCCAGCTCGCCGCGCTTTTCCGCGCCGACCTTCTCGCGCCAGACCAGATATCCGATCATGAGGCCGAGCGGCCCGAAACTCTGGCCCAAGGCAACAAACTGATCGAGCGTCATCAGCGAGCTCCCCGATTATCGAACCACGCGAAGAGCGCGATCGCGCCCATGAGGAGAAAGGCCAGGGCGGCAAGAATGCCGCCCACGACCTCTTGCGCCGCTTCGTCCACCGCTAGTCGGCGACAGGAACGCAATCACCCGCCTGCGTCTCATATTTGCAGTCGGGGTTGGTGCCGGGATGGTCAGGATTGACCGGAACCGGCTGCGCGGGCTTGTCGGTGCAGGCCGTGAGCGCACACGCGCTGACGGCGAGCGCAAGGGCTAGACGCTTCATCATCACTTCTCTCCTTCGGGTTAAACGGGGTTCAGATCGGCCAGGCGACGGCCGCGATGTCTTCGGCGGTCTCGGCAGCATCGATCGCGGTCTTCAGCGCCGTGGCCTCGTCGTGCACCGCAGAAACGTGCGCCAGCACGGCCAGCCCCATGCCGATCGTCGACGGCGCATCGAGCGCGACCGTGCTGTTGTCGGCGAGGGTCCAATTGATCTCGAACGGAGCGGCTGCGGCCTGCGCGATCATCGCGGCGGTTGCGGCGCCGGTGACATTGGCGCGGCTCGCCGGGTCGCTGTCGACGCGGCCAATTGCAGTGTCGCAGCCAGCATCCTTACGCGCCTCGCGCTCGGTGTTGATCCGCTGACGTGCGCGGGCTCGCAGCAAGTCGAGCGGGGGCTGCAACTGGCCATCGCTATAGTTGAGCGGAAAACCTTGCTCGGCCAGCTCGAGCGCAATCCCGTCAAGCTCGACCAGCTCACAACCAGCAAGGTCGTAGTGCTCAGCATCGGCGCTATTGATGCAATTTAGGATGACTTCGCCATCAGAAGTCCGGACGATCGCGACCTTCGTCACAGCTGGTTCACCGTGAGCGTGCCGAAAATATAATCGAGCGCGGTCCCGCTGCCGCTGCTCTTCACGATTGCGCAGCCGACCTCGTAGTTGGTGTTTGCGGACAAGCCCGTCTGGCTCTGGCTGATGTTGAGCTGGCCCTCGACCTTGTTCAACTCGCCGTCGGGAATGGTCCATGTGGCGCCGGACGATCCCCCGGTCACGACGCCCCCGGAAAAGGTGCTCCACGATCCTCCGCTGCCCGCCAGCCGATAGAACAGTTGCCCCTTCATGGTGACAGTACGGCCAGCGGAATAAGCCGCCTCCGTGACCTGATAGCGCGACGCCAGAACGCCTTGCAGCGAACCCGACGCGTCCGTCCCCATCGTCACCACGTTGCTGGTGGGCGCCGTCGGCATCGTCGTCGTGCCGATATTCCCGCCGATGTTGCTCGTCGTGATCGATGTACCCGATTGGGGCGGCGCAGTGTCTTTGACGATTTCGACGGCTATGCGCTTGGTGATGGGCGTGCCGCTATAAGTGCCGGTGACGTCGACGTAACCGTTGCCCGCCACCGCGGTGATCGTCACCAGCCCGCTTGAGCCGATGGAGGATGTCGTATTGTTATCGGTCTTGCCCCAAGTCGTGGTGGCCGAGACGTCGGTCCCGCCATCGGTGAAGGTGGCCTTGCAGGTGACCGGAAGCTGACCCGCTTTGATCGTGCCGTCATAGTCGGCGAGGATTTGCAGGACGGGTTTGGCGATGTCGAGCGAGCGGCCGTTGACGCCGTCCGCTCCAGGATTTCCGTCGGTCCCGGCCGGGCCGACCGCGGTGAATGCTAGGATCTTGCCGAACTGCACACCGCTGGTCAGGAAACTGGTGTCGAGGAACAGCACCAGGTCGGCCGGCACCGCGACCGCGCTAGTGTAAAAGATGGTGCCGTTCTTCGAATAAGTGACCGATTTGCCGTTATAGGTGACCGCGAACCGATCGTTGAGCGCGACGAACCCGAACAGGCTGTGCGACAGCCCGCCGCTTTCATAAACCTGCAGCGTGGTCCCAGCGATGTAGATCGCGAAATCCATGCTGAGATAGCTGGCATCGGTCGTCGGGTCGGTGTTGAGGCCGACCATGAAGCTATGCGGGCCGCTGTCCACGACGAAGCTGACCGTCGCGCCGCCCTTGTAGCTCTCGGTCGAATGGATGCTGGCGTTCCACGACGAACCGCCCGCGACCTTGATCAGTTTGTTGGCCGCGACGATCGCGTTGCTGTTGAGTGCGGTGAGACCGAAATTCGGGGGGCCGACATAGGGCGACCAGACATAATCAGCGGGGTTGGTGCTTTCCGTTGCGGTCGTTTTGCCCGTGGCGACGCCTTGATAGACCCGAGTGCCGGGGCTGCCGGTCGTGAAGTTGAAGGTGCCGTCCGGCGCGTCGGCATAGGCGTACCAGGTGTAATAGGTGACACCGGGAGCGCCGGGAGCGCCGGGAGCGCCAGCCGTGCCTGGCGCGCCTGGCGCTCCGTCGTTGCCTGCGGTGCCCGCGGCGGTGAATGACAGGATGCGGCCAAAGGGAACGCTGGGCTTGTTAATAAAGGACGAATCGAGAAAGAGCGCCAGATCCGGCGCAGGCGAATTGTTGGTGAAGAAGGGAGCGCCATTTTTCGAATAGACGACTGTCTTATTGTTGTAGGTTAAGGTGAAGACATCGCCGACCGCCGCGGCGGGATAGACTCCGCCGACATTCGCGCCATTCTCGAAAACGAGAACACTTGACCCGCCTTGCACATAAATTGCAAAATCCAACGACGTGTAGTTCGCATCGGTCGTCGGATCGGTGTTGAGCCCGACCATGAAAACATCGATATAATCAACGACAAAGCTGACCGAGGCGCCGCCGGTATAGCTCTCGGTAGAATGGATCGATGCATCCCATAGACCAGGTGTCCCGCCCGTCTTCTGGATCTTTGCTCCCGCCAGCTGCGTGTTTATCGCTGCAAGCCCAAAATTTGGCGGCCCCGCATACTGCGACCAGGCATAATCGGCGGGGTTGGTGCTTTCGGTCGCCGTCGTCTTACCTGTCGCGATGCCCTGATAGACGCGATTGCCCGGATTGCCGGTGGTGAAGTTGAATGTGCCGTCTGGCGCGTCGGCATAGGCGTACCAGGTGTACAGCGTGACCCCGTCGATTCCGTCCGTGCCGTCCGTGCCGGGCGCACCATCGGCGCCGTTGGCGATCGTCAGCACCGGCTCCGACCATGCCCCGAAATCGGCGCTGCCGCCCATGCCCGGCTTGAATGCGATCGCGGTGGCGGAATAGGCCGGATCTGACCCGGCCGGAATCGTCGCGCTCCACCCGGCCGGCGGCGTCGTGACCTGCGTGGTAAAGTCGAAGCTGCCCCCGGTCGGTGTTGCTGGCGCCGCCGCGCTCCGCTTCCAGATCGTCTTTTCGATGATCGAGGAGCCTTCGAACGGGTCGGCTAGCGGCGTCGCCTGCGAAAGGCCCTCGACGGTCAGCAATAGCGTGCTGACATTCTCGCCGACCTCGATGCTGAAATCCTTGAAGAAACCGTAGAGCGTCAGGCTGTCGGTGCCGTCGTCGGCGATCCAGAGCGACGGCACGGCGCGCACCGATGCGATGCGGTTCGCGACGTCGTCAAGCGCCTCGGTGCGGATCAGCGCGCGGGTGCTCATGCGCTTCGCCCAGGCGCGCGGCACGACGGTCACCTCGCCGAATTCGTCGACATCCTTGCGGCTGAAATCATCGATGCTGGCCGTGGGCGATTCCCCGGTGACGCCCAGAGTGACCAGCGTGCCGACCAGCAAGGTGCCGACCGATACCGGACCGGATCCGCTCACCGTGACCGTGATGTTGCCGCCCGTCCCGGGCAGGTCCAGGAAGGTGATTGGCCCGGGTCCGACCGCGACCATTTCGTCATAGCCCGTGGCTTGCACCCGTACCGTGGAGCCGATCACGTCGAGCAGCGCGACCGAATCGACCGCGCCCGGATTGATGGTCACCGCCATCCCGTCATTGCGCGTGGTTACCGTGCCGAGCGCCTGGTCGAACATGGCCCAGCGGTTGGTCGGGCCGACATCGATCCAGCGCCCAGACGTGCCGGCGGGATCATCGGCGATGTTGCCCTCGACCGCGCTTTCATAGATCCGGTGCGTCGCGGCTTTGATCACGCGTCCGCCAAGAGGGTAGGACGTGGCGCCCGACCATTCCGGATAGTCGGTTTCAGGGACGTTGTGCGCCACCAGCATCGCGGTGGTGACCGCCACGGGCTGCACCAGCAGCAGCGTCGACGCGCCCCCGTTCGGCGCCGGATCGGTACCGCTGTCCGTCCCGGCCTCGGTCTCGGCCAGCCCTTCGACGGTCAGGGTGCAATAGCTGATCGGCGGCACCGCAAGATCGATGCTGAAATCCTTGTAAAACCCCTCGAAGTTCAGCCAGGTAAAGTCTTCATCCGCGACCCATTGCGCCGGAACGGCGCGCAGGTCGGCAAGGGCGCGCTGCAGCGCATCGACATCCTCGAAGGGCAGGGCGAGCCGCACAGACATGCGCCGCGCGAAACTGCGAGGCACCACCGTCGTCACGCCGAAATCATCGGTAACGCGGCGGCTGTAATCGATGATGCCGATCGACGGCGCGGCCTCGAGCGTCCCCAGTTCGATCTCGATGTCGCCCGGCGCAATTACCTTCATGCCGCGGCGCTCACCGTAGCGATCGCGTCGCCGCCGGACTGGCTGGTGACGTCATCCATCTTTTTCGCCACGCGCCCCGTGTTGGCCGCGATCGTCGCCAGCGCGGCGGTCAGGTCGCGGCGCATCTGCTCCGTTTCCGCGCGCAGATCCTCGAACCGGGCCGCGGCCTCGGCGTTATTGTCATTCACGGCGAGGGTTTCGGGCTGGCTGTTGGCGCCGGCATTCAGCAGCGCGGCGTTGGTCGCGGCAGGGCTGCCGCTGATCGCGCCGATCAGACCGTTCGTGGCTTCAAGGCTGGCCGCTATCTGCGCCCGGATCCGGTCGAGCTCCTGTCGGCTGGTCGCAGCGGCCGACGCGGCATCGAGCAGGGCTTTCGACAGGCCGGGCAGGCTCTTCGCCGCGTCCATATCACCGCCGCGCGCCGCGTCAGTCGCGGCGTTGAACTGACCCTGCAGCTGGGCGAAGCTGTTGCCGCCCCCCGCATCGGAGAGACCGCGGATCCGGCGAACTTCATCCATAATCGAATCGCCCACCGACGCCCACGCCTTGCGCAGCTCGTCGGCGGCCTTGGCCGCGGCCTGCGCGTCCTGAATGGCCCAGATCTCTTGCTGCAGGGCGCGGTTACTCGCGTCGAGCTTGGCGAGCTGCAGCGCGCGCAGCGCCGCGGTGTCGCCGCGCAGCTCGAGCAGCTGGCGTTCGAGATCCTGTCGCTCGGTCGCGATATCGGCCGCGCTCTTCGCGCCCGACATCGCGGCCTGCAATTCGGCGAAGGCCGGGGCGAGCTGGAGCAGGGTGGCATAGGCCGCTTGGCCCGCCGCAGTGTTGAGGTTCTGCGCCTCGACCAGCTGGCGGAACCCGGCCAGCGTCGTGGGCATCGTCAGGTTAAGGCTCTGAAACACCGAAGCCATCTGGGCGGTGCGCGCCGCGGCCTGCTCCTCGCGGGTGTAAAACGCCGAGAAATAGCTATCGACCGCGTTCGACAGGTCCGAAATGCTATCGAACTGATCCGCCAGCGCGACCTTGGCGTCGAGGCTCATGCCCGTCGCGGCCTGGCCGAGCAGCGTGAACGCCGCGGTCACCGATTCGGCCACCGACGCCACGCGCACGATGGTTTCGAACAGGCCTTCGCCGGCGCGCTGGAAGCGCTCCATGCCGGGGAAGGCGGCGCGCGCCATGTTGTCGGCCGCCGCGCCGAAGACCGCGGTCAGCTTCTCCTCGATCTCGGCGCCGGTCAGGCCCTTCAGATCGATCTTGCCCAGGTTGACGACGAAACCGTTCAGACGCTGCTGGATATCGGTCGTCGCCGCGCCGAGTGGCCCGGCGGCCGCAACGATCGCGTTGTTGAACTCGCGCAGGATCAGGGCGAACTGGTTTTCGAGCGTTGGATCGGCGGCGGAGAAGGTGGTCGACGTCTTGTTGCTGGTCGTGAAGCCAAGGAACTTCTTCTTTTTCTGGACCGTGGAAAATAGCTCGGCTTGGAAGCCGCTGGTGAGAATGTCGCCCAGCGTCTGCGCCCCTGCCGACAGGCCGCTGCCGAGCAGCGTCGTCTTCGTCCCGAACAGGCCGCCCAGGATACCACCGATTAGCGGGATCTTGCTCAGTACCGAACCGATGCCGGATGTCTTGAAGCCTTCGGCGATGCCGCCGCCGTCGGTGATCCCGCCTGCGTCGCGCACGATCAGGCTGGCAAAGCCGCCGATCTGGCTTTCGATGCTGCGCAGCGACGCCGCCATCTGGCGGGAATAGTTCAGCATCAGCGTGTCGACCTCTTTCAGAGCGTCGATGCTGTTCTTGATGCTCTCGCTCTGCGCGGAGCTGTCGCCCAGCACGGTGCCGGTCCCGGCGTTGGTCTGCGGCGCGGTACCGCTACCGCCGCCCGACCCGCCCAGGAGCGCGATGCCGGCGGCGACAAGCGCGGCACCCGTCGCGGCCATCGCAGCGATGTTGTAGGGGAAGGGCAGCTTTGCCTGGGCGGCGATGCCCTCGGCCCCGGCAGCGGTGGCGCGCGCCGCGCTGTTCGATACCGACGATACCGTCTCGGCGATATCCTGCACGATCGCCTTCACCGACATGGCGAACTCGAAGGCGCGGAACACCTTCTCGGCCGTCATCAGGGCTTTGTAGCCCGCGCTCTTTTCCTTGAAGAAGCCCTTCGCCGCCGACGCCATATCGCCGTACAGCCCGACCTGCGCCGTTGACGTCGCGAGCTGGAATTTGGCGATTTCGCGCTGGCGGCCCGCGTCGCTTGTCTGCGCCGCCATATTGGCGCGGTGGATCTCGGCTGCGCGCTCTTCCTGCGCCCGGAAATTGGCATAGATGGCGGTGACGTCGCCCAGCGCCGCCCCGACGTCGCCGAACGCGTCAGACAGCCCAGAGGCGGCGTTCTGGACGTTCTGCGCGATCAAGTCCCATTTGTCGGCCGTGAAGCTGAGAGCGTCGTTCAGATCGCGCTGCGCCGCGGCGCTCGCCTCGGTCGCGGCGGCGATTTCGATCTGCTGCGCAATATAGGCTTCGCGGCGCGACGGGTCGCTGAACTTGGCCTCGGCTTCCTGCGTCGCCTTCAGCAGCGCCAGCGCCTCGACGCGCTCCGCATTGGTCGCGCCGATCAGGCGCAGTTCCTCGCGCAGCTCGGCAAGGCGGTTCGCGCCCGCGCCGGTGTCGCGGTTGAATTGAGCGGCTTCCTCGGCCTGCCGCATGCGCTCGCGCTCCGCCTGCTGGTCGGCAAGAGCGTCCATGGCCTTGCGAGCCTCCTCGGCCAGCCCACGCTGCTGCGCGGCCTGTGCGGCGGCGAGGAGGGGTAGGTCGGCGATCTGATCCTTGACCAGTTCGGCGGCGCGCTCGGCCGTCACGTTCCCCGCTGCGACCAGCGCGTTCGCCTCTTCCTGGATCGCGGCCTGCTCGCGCATCGCGGCGGTCGACTTGGCAGCGCTCGACACGCGCTCGGCGATCGCCAGGCGCACCTGCCGGTTGACCATTTCCTCGATGTCGCCGCGTTTCTTGATCGCGTCCGATTCCGCCTTCACGCGCGCCTCGGCGATCAGCGCCGCAGCGCCCGACACCTTGTAGGCATCGGCCAGCGCGTAGAGGTTGCGAATCTGTGCCTCGACGGCCTCGGCTTCGCGCGCGAGACGCGCTGCGCGATCGTTCCCGGCATTCGAGCCGCTTTCGGGATCGAGATAGCCCTTTTCCTCGGCCTGCGCGCGGATGCGATCGCGGGCGTTCTGAGCGGCCTGGTCACTGATCGCACCCCCGATGCGACCGAGATAGTCGACCCCCATCGCCTTGTTCATCTGGGCGCGCGCAGTTTTGCCGAATTTGGCGTAGGCGCCGGCGTACTGATTATTGACCTGCGAGATTTGCGGCGCGTCGAGCTGCGGGATCTGCAGCGCCTCGGGCAGGATGCGGTTCGCCTGCGACGCGACATAGTTCATGCCCTCGATTGCCTTGGCGATCAGCTGGTTGATGGCGGTGATCGCCGAATTCACCGCGCTAAAGAACACGTCGCCGATCGCGGCGGGGAATGCCTCCCACTGTTTCGTGATGACGTTATACGCCCCGACGAAGCCGCCGATCATGAAGTTGACCGCGCCCTTCACCCCGGTGAAGATCCAGCTCGTCCATTCTTTCATCACCGACCAGACGCTCGAAACCGACGGCCCGATCGAATCCCAGATCGCGCGGCCCGCGACCTGAAACACGGCCTTCGCCGTATCGCCCCAGGTGACCGTCACATTTTCGAGGTTTCGGATTTCCTTGGCGGTCAGGCCCAGCGAGCGAGCATATTCTTCCATATCAGCGCTGCTGTTCGCCGCGTTCTGGAGGAGCTTCACCGCGCCGGCAAAGGTGCCGATGACAGCAGCGATGCCAAGGATGATCGGATTCGTGGCCGCAGCGACCAATATGTCGCGCGACATCGCGAGGAACGCCGCGCCGACGGCGCGGATCCCGACTCCGGCCTGCGCCATGATGCCTTGGATCTGCGCGCCCTGCTGCATCAACGCCATGAAGGTCATTTTCAGCGGCGCCGAACTCCCGGCGGCGGCGACCATCTGGACGCCAAGATCCTGAAACTGGAACGCAAGGTTCTGCATGTGATGCCCGGCGAGGCGGCCTGTCGCTCCCGCGGTGCCCATGCTGCGGTTCACGACGGCGTGCTGCTGCTCGACGTCGCGCAGACGCCCGACCAGCACTTCCTGCTGCCGCGCATATTCCGCCGGTGCCGTGGCGCCGACCTGATAAAGCCGCGTGCTCTCGGCGATTTCTGCGTTCAAGCGGCTGGTCGCGGCATAGAGCGGGTCGGTCGACATGCGCAGCCGCTCGGCGGCGGCAGCGTCGGCCTCCATCGCGGCCTGCGACCCGCGCACGCGGGCAGCTAGCTCTGCATGCTCGCGCGCCGCGCGCGCCGTGGCGCTGGCCTCGGCGTTCATCGCGGCAGCGGTTTGCTGCGCAGCGGCCTGCAAAGCGGCTTCCTGCGCGCGCAGGCGGCCCGACAGTTCGGTAAGGCCCTGTTGCTCCGCAGCCAGCGCTGCGGCGTCGACCTTCATCGCGCGGATCTCGGCCCGCGTCTTGCCCATGGTCGATGCATCGCGCTCGAGCTGGCGCGACAGCGCCTCGCCAGCTCGCTCGACCCGGTTGAGCTCGCGCGCCGCGAGCTGCGCCTCACGCGTCGCTGCGCTGCCGAAGCTGCGCATCGACGCCGTGGCGCCGCCCAGATCCAGCATGCCCGACGTCGCGCGCTCGATCGCTGCGGCATCGCGGACGATTTGAGCCTCGGTCGAATCCATGATCTTCTGAAGCTCGAGCAGCGCGTCGTAGGAGCTGCCGGTGTCGATCGCGAAACCGACCTCAAGGGTAGGCGTGCCGTCGTTCATCGAAACGCCCCTCTATCCCAGAACCATCCGGAGCCGCGCATTCGCGGCGTCGATCTCGCGCTGCGACGCCTTGGCATGCCAGGGTGCAGGGCAATTCTCGCTCTCGGCCTTGGCCGACTCGCTCATGTAGGCAACGGAGAGCTTACGGATCACTCCGGCCTCCCACGGCGACAGCTCGATGGCTGTGCTGCGCTGCCAGGCGTCGATTTCGCGCCATGACAGCGGCGCCGGGCCCATTCCGGTCGCTTCGGTGATCCCCATGTCGATCAGCCATTCGACGACATGAGGCAGCGGGTTGGACGGCATCGCAGGTTCGATGCCGTCCTTTTTCATTCGATCCCGCCGCGAGATCTGCGGCACCTCGACCTTCGCCTCGGCCCGCTTCGATCCCTTCGCCGGCTTCGGCACGGCATAGAGCCACGCCATCTGCCGGATGTAGAGGGTCAGCTCACCGACGACCCGGGCCGAAAGTTTCCCCAGTCGGCCAGATGCTTCGTGACCTGGTTGGTGATGTAGCCCAGCTCGGGATCGGCGTAGAACGCCTCAAACAGCTCGGCGCCGACCTTGTCCCCATAGGTCAGGTTTTCGAACGCGATCGTCACCAGTGCCAGATCCTCGGCGACCTCGAGCCGCGCTTCGTCGGCCGTCGGGGCGGTGATCTTGCCCTCGTTTTCGTTCATGCGCTTGAGCGCGCGCGCCGTCTGCCGCGACTTCACCGTGCCAAAGGCCCGGCTGCCGGGGCTGTGCACGATGATGCGGACCGGCTTGTCGCCGTCGAACAGGGGTTCGCCCGAGGCGTTCTTGACGTGGATGGCGCCGGTTGCGGCAGCCTTCAATGCAGTTGCGTCCATGATATTTGACCTTTCGCGGTAAGGATGCACCGACCCGCCCGCGCGACCGCGACGGCGGGCGGGCCGATGCCAGGGAACCGGCTCACGCCGGGAGGTGGTTAGGGTGCAGCGACCTTGACGACGGCGGTGTCGATTTCGATCGTCGGCGTCGCCATCAGGATGGTGTCGGCGCCGTCGACGCTCTCCGGATAACCGAAGACGCGGCCCTCAAAATAACGCTTCGCGCCATCGGCGAGGGTGACCTCGAACGAATAGAGCGTCGAGGTGGCGTCGGCGCCGGCGGTGCGGAGCAGGGTCTGACCCGCGTCTTCATCGTCATGCGCCATGGTCGGCTGCAGCGAGCCATAGTCGACCGAACCCTTATGCTTCTGTTTCGGACCCTTCAGCGGGGTGAATTCCACCTTGTTGAAGGTCGCACCGAAAGCGCCGATCTTCTCGATCTGACCGATCTCGGTATAGGTCAGTGCTTCATAGCCAGCCTCATTCTGGGTTGCAGGATGGGCAGCCGAAATGGCGAGCGTCGAGCCCGCCGCGGTAGTCGAAGTCATGTCATTTTCTCCATGAGGCGAGCCGGACGGTGCCGGCGGTTATTCGGCCCGGACGGGCGGAATGGGGTTAAGCGGCGGGCTTGCTCGCATCGGCTGCGTCAGCCTTGCCCTTCGCAGCGGGGCGATCGCCGATCAGGCCGGCGGCCAGATAGTTCTGATACGCGCCGGGATCGAACGAATGTTCCTTGCCGCCCTCGAAGATCTCGCCGGTGCCGGCATCCTTGAAGCGCGTCGGCACAAAGCCTTTCTTCTTTTCGTCACTCACTGCTTTTCTCCTGATTATGCGTCGTAACTGACGCGGAAATCTTGCGTCGCCTCGAAGCTGTTGCCCGGGCCGCGCAGATCGGGCCCGGTGCCCGCGTCGAGGATCGACACCCGCAGGCCTCCGCCGATGTCGCCGGTCTTCCCGGTGCAAAAGGCCTCGACCATCGTGATGATGTCGTCCTGGTCGCGGTAATTCCCCGCCCGCACCGTCACCGATATCCGCTCAACCCGGCGGGCCGTGGCGCCTGGCTTCAACGGCGCGTTCGTGCGCCTCTTGCTGATGCGCCTGATCAGTAGGGCGGGAAGGTCCGCATCGTCGGGCAGGGCGCCGGGTTTGATGTTCGGAACCGGCACCTTCGCGACCAGGTCTGGATAATCTCGGAGCAGCGCGCCGATGATCTTTGCGCCCGTGATCATTCGGCATCTCCTCCCGGGCCGCCAATGATGCCGGCACGGGTCACGCGGGTGTTGATGTACGCCTGCGCCGCGGCGATCGCCTCGGCTTCCTTGACGTCGAGCGCGGGCCGCAGGAACGGATGCGGTCGCGCGCCGGGGTGCCATACAGTCGATCCGACGAAGGTGCCGCCGATTACCAGCGACCGATTGCCACCTTGCTCGGCGACCTGGCGGTTGATGCGCGAAACACTGCGCCCGCCGCGCTGGCTTTCGTCAACGCTGATGAAGTGCGGCGCCGTGCCATACTCTGCCCAGGGCGCCAGATACGCTCCGCGGCCCACGACCTGCACCTTCGCGATCATCCGACCGTCTTCGCGCTTCGTGGCGACCTTGATCGCGCCGCGGATCTCGCTCGAGTTCGTTCGGTCTTTCGCTTCTTCGGCAACGACGGTCGCAGCGGCGCGCGCCGCGCCTCGCAGAACCTTGGTTTCCATCTCGGCCGGGATGCCGGCGATGAACTGTCTCACCGCCTGCTTGCCGCGGACCGTGGGCATCAGGCCGTATTTCCGGCCGTGCTGTAATTCTCGACCATGAACTCCAGCGCCTCGCGCCCCAGCTTGGCCGGCCGGGTAACGATCTGCAGGATCCGGCCGTCCATATCGTTGCCGTTTCCGTCGGACAGGATCTCGACCACGCGCATGCTCGACGTGATGTCGGTGCGGTACCTGACGCGCACGCGGGCTGGCCCGGCGGTGACGTTGATGCCGTTCGCGATGCGCTCGCCCCGGCTGGGCAGCATATCCTCGATCTCGGCTGCGACCCCGTCCTGCACCAGCTCCCACGCGCCGGAACCGGCGCCGTCGAGGCTGTCGTCTGCTACGGGCCGCTCTATGCGGATCCGGTCTCTAAGGCGGCTCGCCAGCGAGCGGGTGTCCTTCATAGCGTGCGCCGGCGGTGGTTGCCGCGGTTGCACAGCGCCATGGCGGCCTTTTCAGAGGCTGCGAACATCTCGCCGCCCTCGCGATCCTCATAGAAGGCGGTCAGCATGGTCAGCATGGCGCGCTTCAGGATCATCGGCACGTCGGCCGGATTGGCAAAGCCCGCGGTAAGGGTGACCTCGATGTCGCCGAACACGGTATGAGGCGATGGCCAGCGGGCAGCGGCAGCGGGATAGATTCGCGCAGGACGGCTCGCCGCGCTCATCTGCGCGTCGGCAATAGCCTGCGTGACGCCCGCGGTGTCGCGATAGACCAGCGTCAGCGGCTGGCCCGCAGCGATCGGCCAGGCGCGCAGCTTGGTATGGTCGGCGAAGGCGCTGATCCGCTCGGTGACGACGCGGCGCGTCAGCAGCAGCCCGGTATAGCCCTCCACCCACTCGCGTGACGACACGATCGCGTCTTCGATCAGCGCGTTGTCGGCGCTGGAATCGACGCGCAGGTGCTTCTTCGCTTCGGCGAGCGTGATCGGTTCGACCGATGGTCCGGGGTCGACTTCGGGCGCGGCAAGGATCGTCGCGAGGTAGAGTGCGATCATCGCTAACTCCCATCGGAAGGCCGGAGCAGCGTCCGGGTGGAACAATCAGCTGGGAAGCGAGGGGCACCGGCGCCAAGCGCCGGACACCTATCGAAGTATGGGCGCGGCCGCGGCGGCAATCTGCCGTGCCAGCACTTCCTGACCTTCGGCAGTCAGATGGCATTTGTCGCGCTGGCGCAGGGGCAGCGGCAACAGGTCAAGGTCCGGCCCTATCGTGACATTGGGATTTTCGGCAGCTAGTTGATCTCGGGCTTCATCGAGCGGCTTCCACTTTGTCTGCTTTCCATAGCAGACGCTCTCGCGCATGATCAGCCAGCGGTGCTTCGGCGCGGTCGCAAATAGCTTGGTCAGCTCTGCATGGTACGTCGTGGTATCGGTCGATTTTGCAGCATCTGTTTCGCCCTGCATCCAAATGATCAGGGGGTCAGGAAAGCCCGATCGGTCCAAATCGGTGATAGCTTGCCGAATTTTCGCGCGCTGAGTGTCTGCGGTCCACTGGGATATAGCCGAGCCAGAAATTGCGAGGTTCGAAATAACGACTGGTTTGCGCAAAAACTCGGCGAACTTGGGCCATATCGATCCCCCTTCGCCAGCGGTGCCTGGCATGGGATCGCGGAGATAATAGCACGCGCCGCCGTCAAAAGAATATGATCGAGACCATGAAATATGACGTTTCGGCCCGGTGTTTGACGCGTGAGACTGGCCGATCACCAGAATTGCATCGGTGCCTTCGGGGCATTTCGCTTCGATTTGAGGAAGCGCAGTGACCGTATGTTCCCATCCCCGCACCGAGATCAGCGCGAACACCAGCAGCGCGGCCGTGAGAATGATTGTTCGCTTCATCCCGTTCGAATATCAACGCCGGTGCGATGCATCAACATCTGGCGGCTAGAGCACCGCCAGCACCGCGACCAACCCCCACGCCATCAAGGCAGCGCGCCACTGCATCAAACGGCCGTCACAGACGACAGGATTTGCAGCGAGCCGATGTAACTGTCATCGGCGTAAAGACCGTGCACCCACGAAGATGCGTTCGGCAAATCGCCCGACAGATTGCGGATTTTCACGGTGCCGGTGAAGCCAGCAGCGGATGACAGATGCACCTTGTTGCCGACAATCTGCGCGCCCGTGAGCGTGATCGATGTTGCAAAATTGTCGTTCGACGCTTCCCACGATGTCAGCGCGTTGCCATCGGCTGCTGACGTATAATCGCCGCCGTTGCGAGCGACCAGCGACGACGCGCCATTGAGATCATAATCGACCTCGATCAGGCTGGCGCTGACCTTGGTCGCGCCGGTTACGAACGGCCCTTTACCGATCAGCGCCGTGCCGTTGAAGTAGCCGAGGATCGACTTTTCGATCCGGCGGACCATTTCGCCATAGCCGTTGGTGATCGATTTCTCGTAGTGGACCTCGTCCCCCGACGCCCGCTTGCACCCGAGGGTGTTGAACGCCAGATGCACATTGGCCTGTGATTGAAGGTTCTCTTGACTGGCATAAAGCGCGCGTTGCGATGCGGCCCAACCGGGCTCTGCACTGCCAGAAGATCGATAACCGGTGATCCCGTAGAATACTGGAATTACCGTGCCGGGGGGCTGCCCGTGCATGTAGGGCGCCTGATATTCGGCAAGATTGACGATCCATCGATCATCCCACAGGTCGCCCCCGGAAACGTGCTCGTTTTCACCCTGAAAGAGAATGAGGAGATCGTAGGCACCACCGGCATAGGCGTGATGATTCTGGATATAGGTCCAGTCTTCGCTCGTCGGGCCAAGCGCCGCGGCGCCGCGCGCTGCAATCGCCAGTACCTCAAACGAAACCGGAATGTCCCAATATGCCGACAACGCATCGCCAAGCCGGGCGATGCAGCGAGCGACTGTGCTTTCGCTCGTGCTGTTCCAGTACCCCGTGGTTTCGTTGAAGAAAGTCGAAGTCGGCGGCATGGCGGGCGGATCAGCTTTTTCGTATACGATTGAGCCTTCGAAGTCCGGCCAGTCGCCGCTCAATGCCGACAGCACCATTCCGCCCGAATTGCTCTGACCGATTAGACCAGCGTTGAGCGACACATAGAAATGCTTGATGCTGCAAACCGACGCACCAAGGTTCGCTTTGCCATCCGCTCCGGCTGGCACCAGCCTGATGCCGTAGGCTTTTCGGCCAGCCAAACCGATCGGAACATCAACAGTGATAGTGCCGACACCTCCGCCAATAGTCTGATCGGCTAAGGCAACGCGCGCCAATGCCTTGACCTCGGCACCTGTTTCGGTGTTGACCAAGCCCCAGAACATGCGCGTGGGTGCAGCACCGAGGTAGCTGAACGCAAAGGTAATGCGAGCGCTGCCGGTGTTGATCGCGGCCCCGGCGGAAGCGCGCTTCTTGGGGTAGAAGCCCTTGATAGCCGTTTCATCGACGATGATCGTGGTCGAAACAGGACCGACTTCGATAGATGAAACCGGATTGAAATTGGCGTCATAATTCGGGACACCAAAATTCGTCCCGCCTGGGTCCGTAAAGACGACACCAAGCGGGTCACCGATAGGAAATCCCAGACCTCGCCGCTGAAAAGCCCTTTTGTTGCCGCCGTCCGTCACAACAATCGTCGTGAACCGACTGTCGTTAGCATCGCGAAATAGCTTGGGTGTGCCGTTAAATTGCCCGCCCAGCTTTCGCGATGTTGCACCGGCTGCAACGCTGATAACATTGGTTGATGAACCGCTGACCACCCGCTTCAGCGTGATCGAAGCTCCGTTATTATTCAGCAGCGCCAGTCGATTGAGATAGTTTACCCCAAGAAGGCAGACCTCCGCGCGCGTGTTCGACGCAACCGGCAGGTCGGCGGTGATGTATTGGTCACCAGATTGAGTTCCCGGCGAAAGCAGGAAGGAATTGGCTTCGCTGTCGCCCCAGTAATTTGCCGTGCGCGATCTGATCGCTCCGTCGTGAACAATGGCGTTGAACCTGCCCGGGTTTACTGTGCCGGTTCCCAATGCAGACCAGCCCAAATGGCCGGGGTTTCCGGTGCCGAGCCCATAATTGGCGCTTGGGTCGCCGGGGCCGAACAGGCGGGTCCCGTTGGCAATGGCGTTGAAGTTTTCCGAATATGTCGGGGCGATAAATTCTATGGGCGGCTCGGAGGTGCCGCCAGTGGCAACCCGCCGCCCGCCACGAGTGATCAAAGACTGTCCAGGCAGCGCGAACATCTTACCAGCTCACCACCGTCAGATCGCCAGCAGAGGCGCCGACCGCTCGGATGCCGCCGACGGGCCGATATGGCGATTCCCATTGCCCCGGCACGCCGGACGCTGCCGCAGGGACATAATCCGACCCGCCGCCACTCGGGGGCGTCCCAGCGGTGCCCGGCGCCAGGTAAACCGGCGCCGCGGTGAAATTCAGGATCCGGCAGCCGACGCGGTTCGCATCGGCCGTAAGGATTGTTTGAGCGGTCGCGGCGACAAGCGTCTTGGTCTCATGCGTCGGCGCGCTCTGCGCGCTCGTGACGGTCGCGGTGATATTTTCCAGCGCGGCGAGGGTGCTGGGGCCTAGTTCCGAAGTGGCAAGCGCAGCAACGGTGGCTGCGCCGAGCTCGACCGCGCCGCTCAGCACGGCCGTGATGCTCTCGAGCGCAGCGAGGCTGGCAGCGCCGAGCTCCGTCGTCTCAAGGGCTGCGAGCGACGTCGCGCCCAGCTCCACCGTGCCGGTCATGCCGATATTCTCCAGCGCGGCAAGCGTGGCGGCGCCGAGTTCGGTTGTTTCGAGCGCGGTCAGTGTCGCGCTGCTCAAGCTGACTTCGCCGTCGACCGTGATGGTTGCGATCAGGGCAGCGAGAAGATTTGCGAGGATAGCGGTCTGCTCGTCCTGATTGGCAGCCGTGGCATCGCCGCCACCGGCGCCGGCACCGATGATCTCGACGGGAAGGGGAGCGGCATCCGACACGTCGGTCGCCACGCCATTGGCGCCAAAGACGACCTTGCTGCGGGGATAGTGAATGCCGCCGATGTCGTCGGTGGCAAGAGATACGCCCGTCGCAGGCGCTACAATGTTATCGGCCATCGGGCGCTATCCTTCGAATATGCGGGAATGAATGGCGCCGGCGAGGGGACCGCCGGCGCCAGCCAGGTCAGTCGGCCTTTTTCTCGGCCGCTTGGAGGTTCCTCTGAACAAGGTTCTGCTCGACCTGCTCGGACAGGGTCAGCGTCGGATCGTTGAAATCGATCTGATTGCTTTCGACGCTGGCGCCCTTGCGGGGCTCGTTGTCGACAGCGGGATGCGACGTGTCGATGCGATCGACGATCGTCGGCTCGATCAATGCACCCGACGCGGCGACATAGGTCGCGGGTTCGAGGTTGTCGGCAGTGATGCCCGCGGTGTCGGGCTTGCCCGGGACGTCCGAAAGCGGAACCTTGGTGGTGTCGACGGTCTTCGCACCGCCAGTATTCTTCGAAACAGCCATGTTGGCCTCCTATGTTGGCCCAGGCGTGTTGCCCGGGCCGTGGTTGATCACGCCTGCTTGATGAAGCGCATATATTCGGGGTTCTGGACGCCGCCGCCGACGCGCTTCGTGGTGTAGAAGTGCACGAAGGGCTTGTTGGTGAAGGGGTCGCGCAGCACGCGGATGCCCACGCGATCGATCACCAGGTAGCTTGCGGCCATGTCGCCGAACAGGATCGACACGAGACCGGTCGTCATGTTCGGCATGCCCGGAACCTCGACGACAGGGTAACCCTGCAGCGTCGACGGCTGACCGGCGACATAGGTCGGCTGCCAGATATAGTTGCCCTGGCCATCCTTGAGCTTGCGAACCTTACCGAGGCTGGTGCGATTGAGGTAGAACTTGGCGTTCGCCACGCGCTCGCTCGGGATCGAATAGACTAGGTCGACAATTTCGTCCGTCGTCACCGCGGCGGCGCCGGCAACGGTGGTGCCGATGATTGCGCCGAACGGATGCTTCGCGGCGTTTGCAGCGCCGGTCACATAGGTCAGGATCCCGTGCGGCTTGTTGGTTCCGTTGCCGCTGAGAAACGCCACGTTTTCCTGAATGGCGAATTCGCCTTCGACTTCGTTGGCGAGCCATTCCTCAAGATCGATCGCGACGTCGTCGAGCGCGATCTGCGTGATCGCCGGGTTCGCGTACAGCTCGCCCGTTTCGAAGGCGAGCGAAGTCAGCCCCGGCGTGCTGGTCGCCGGTCGCGCCGCGGTTTCCCCGACCCAGCCGGATCCGATTACGCCATCGTTATAGACCCGGCTGAAGCCGTTCCCGCTGATCGTGATCACCTGTGCATTCTCGCGGATCGGCGAGCGCTGCTTGAGCTTGTTGGTGATCGTTCGATCCCACTCGACCGGTGCAAGATAGCCGCCCTCAGCGGCGGTGCCGACCGACATGGCGGCCGAAACGTCGCCGCGGCGCATGTGAGCCTTGAAATCGGCCACATATTCCGGGTTCGTCGGATCCATATCGCCGGGGGTGTTGCCGCCGAGGCGGGCCGCGGCGATCAGCTTGGCCTGTTCGTCGAGCGAAGCTTCGAGCGTCGACATCGTCGCATTGAGCGCGGTCAGCTTTTCGTTGAACAGCACGTCGTCGACCTTGGCCGAGACCTGCGTCTCGTGGGTCTTCTTGAATTCTTCAAAGGCAGCGTTGAGCTGTGCGATCAGCGCCTTAGGGTCGCTGGCGTCGGCGCGAACGCTGACAACAGCGCGCGGGCGCACGAGGGCGGTTGCCGCGGCGAACGCGGCAGGCTTGAGCATGTTCATTCTGGATTCCTTAGGCTTGGATGGTGTTGAGAAGGCCGGCCATCAGGCCCGCCAGTTCGGTGTCACCAGCGCCCGGCGTGGTGTCGTCATCGGCAGCGCCTGGCGTGCCTTTGATCTTATTGATGCGGGCGCGCGCCTCGGTGCGCGAATGGCCCGCATGGACAAGCGCGAGTTCCATGGCTCGCACCTCATTGACCTGCTTGTCAGATGCCTTTGCATCCTCGTCGACCGTGACCTCGTCGGCGGCGAGCAAGGCGTCGGCGAACCCGCGATCGACGGCCGTACTGCCCGACATGTAAGTTTCGGCATCCATCCACCGGGCGATCGCCTTGGCGTCCTGACCGGTCCGAGCTGCGTAAACGTCCGTCATGGCGCTATCGAACGGCTCCAGCCATTCCGCCGTTTCGGCCATGTCATGGCGGTTGCCGATCGCCACGACCCAGCAATTGTGTATCATGATGAAGGACGCGGTCCCGATCTCGATGCGGTCGCCAGCCATCGCAATAATCGATGCCGCCGACGCTGCCATGCCCATGATCTTAACCGTCACTGTCTGGGAATGCTCGCGCAGGACATTGTAAATCGCGATGCCCTCGAACATGTCGCCGCCGGGCGAATTGATCTGCACCTCGACTTCGCGGTCACCGATCGCGCGCAGCTGCGCCGCAACCTTTTTCGCCGTGATGCCACCGCCTGACCAGAAATCCTCGCCGATGATGTCGAACATCGTGATTACATTGTCGCCGGTGGCGAGCGCGCGCACGCCTGCGGCTTCATCGCTCCAGCGATCCAGTACGTCGCCTTTCGTGAACGCAGAAACGCGGTTTTCAGCGGGCAGGGGCAGCGCCGCAGGACGAGCCATAGCGTTCACGCGAATGTCGGGTTTACGCACCATTTTCGGAGCCTTCCTTGTCATCAGGCTTGTCGGCCTGCGCGATCGCCGCGGCGGTGGTGCCGGAGCGGGGCAGGCCTTCGCCACCCTCGATCGGATTGCGGTCGAAACTTTCGCGGACTTCGTTCGGCTCGAGCCAGGCGCCATTCGGGCCGAGCGCTGCCTTGAAGAAATCCGCCTGATCTTTGAGCGAACCGCGCAGCAGCGCGCCCTCATTGAACTTGGCGTAAAAGGTTTTTTGCTCTTCAGGGGTCAGCAGCCACATCCAAATGGCCTCTTCCCAGATGACGAACCAATCCATCAGGCAATAGGTGACCAGAAACAGGCCAAGCTCACGCACGCCGCTGCCCCAGCTGGTTTCGTCGAACATGAGCAGCGGCCGCGGCGCGCCGGTGAAGCGCGAAACTTCCTCGGCCTCCCTCTTCATCAGCTCAATCAGCTGCGAATCCTTGGCGTTGTAGCCAAACGCATTCGCTTTCAGGCCCTCCTCGAGGATCAGCCAGTCGTGTTCGGCATTGGCACCGGCATAACCTTCGGCGAGGCTTTGCTTCAGATGCGCGATCGCCTCTTCGCCGAGCGTCGCCTCGGTTTGAAGCGCACCGCGCGCCATAGTCCCCTTCGTGAGCAGACGAGCGGCCGCTTGCTGCGCCTTGATGGTCAGGCCGAGCGTGTCGGCGGCGACATCGAGGAGCGACACCCCATTCAGGCCATCAAGCGACAGCGGCGTGCTGAAGTGAAACACATCGTCGGCCTGCAAGGTGACGACGGTGCCGTTCGGACGGGTATATCGAAACGTCAGAACAAAGTCGTCGGACAGCTGCGGCTTAACTGAACGGCGGGCGAGGGGGATGAGCTGGCGCACCGCGCCCCGAGACTTGATCTTGAGCGCGTAGGCTGAGCCATCGAGCAGCGCCGCCAGCTGCATATAACTTTTGAACCGGCTGGCGGTCTGATAATCGTTAGGCTTTCGGTGCAAGACGTTGAAAAGCGGGTGTTCCGATGCCTTTTCGGTGAGCTTCCCGTTGCGGCGCATTAGATGGATCGGAAGCTTCCCGATCGAACCGGCAATGAGATTCATGGCGCGAAAAAAGGTGCTGTTTCGGAGCGCCTGGCGCTCATTTACCGACAGTCCAGAAACGCCAATTCGCCCGTCGCGCATCATTTCGAGCAAGCCCGGGTCGCTTAGATCGAGGGCGTTATAGGCCATGATCGGGCCGACCGGCGCCGGACGGGAAGCGATTGGCGGTGCGGACGCCGAGGCGATGCCTATCGCTTCGAGAAGGCGGACGAAAATGCTCATGCGCCCTCCCTCAGAGCCGGATCACGCCGCGCGACGCATAGACCGACTTCTTTTTCGGCTTTTCGTTGGCAGTAGCGCCGCCGACCGCCATCGTGGCCGTAACCATGCCGTCGATGCGACCGCGCGACCGTTTCTTGTTGAACATGCGGTTCCCGAGCCCGTCGGCCTCGACAACAGCGTTCGCCGCGCAGCTGTATGTCACGGGTGACGCGTCGATCACGATGCGCTCTTCGAGGATCCGGTCTTCGATGCGCGTGATCGAATGCGGCATGCACAATTGCTTGTCTTCGAACACGATGCGCTGCCCCTGCGCGTGCTTGATGATCTTGAGCCCGCGGCCGTCCGGCTTTCCCGGGCCGTCGTAGATCCAGTATTGCAGCCCGACCTGGTCGCACGCGTCCGTGAACGCTGTCAGGAAGGCGGCGTCGACCAGCAGCGCCTCGACTTCCTGGTCGGAACAGAATTCGAGCAGCCACTGCGCGACATAGGTGTAATCGATCGTCGGTCCCGGCGTGGCGGTCAGGTAACCGTCTTCGACCCAGTCCAGATATGGCGCCTTGTCAGTGTCGGCCCGATCCTCGAGCCCTTCGCGCGCGGTCCAATACCAAGTTTTGACCGCGAGCAGCTCGTCGGCGAGATCCCAAGCGGCCGACGCCGCGGTAAGGTCATTCTTCTGCGAAAGATCGAGCGAAACCCAGCATTTGCGGCCCTTCATGGCGCGACTGTCGACCGCGCCCTGCACCGCTGACCACTTGTCTTCGTTGATCCAGAAGTCGGCGGATGCGGTGTCGATGCCGAAATAGAGCCGCTTCACGCTCGATTTCGTCGACGGCCGCAGCTTCGCGGAGTTCACGGTCTCCCGGATATTCTCGATCGGGAAGGTTTCGCCGAGGGCGGGCAGGGATTTCTGCCAGCACTTTTCGTTCTCAAAGACGGTTTCGCGGTCGGCGCGGTCGATCCGCGCCACAAAAGCGAAGGCCGTGTCGTCGCGCGCCTCGCCCTTGGCGATCGACTGGTACATCTCCGAATAGGAATTGCCGACATGCTGCGTCTTCGCCGGCGTGTTCGTGCCGAGGAGCATCATGGCGTTGCCGGCGACCTTGTCGATCGCGGCTTTCCACGTCAGCAGCGACGACTCCGATTTGAATTCGTGGATCTCGTCGCCCGCCACATAGGAGGGGCGCGGACCGGACTGCGATTCTCCGCTGGCGATCGGCATGAAGAACGAACCGCTGTCCGGGTGCTCGATCTTCCACGCGTTTTCCAGCTCGCCGCGGATGATGACTTCGCCCAGGCCTTCGAGGCTTTCGCCTTCGTCCATGCCCGGTACGTCGGCGCGGCACATGGCCGCCGCGTCACGGAACAGGACGTTCGCCGTCGCCTTGTCTTCCCCGATCGCATAGCATTGCGCGCGCGGGATATCCGACCAGCCCATGATATAGACGCCGATCGCGCCCATGAGCGGCGATTTCGCTTGCCCCTTGCCGGTTTCCAGCCAGCCAGAGCGGAAGCGCCAGCGATTGTTGGCGGTGCGCCAGCCGAATAGGCTTCCGCCAACGAACGTGTGCCACTCCAGCGGATAAAACGGCTCGCCGGCGGCGGGGCCGTCGGTCACCTGAAACACCGCGGGCAGGAAATTCAGGAAATGCGCCGCCGATTCCGGACGCCAAAAAATCCCACGCCGCTCGCCGTCCTTCAGATCGCGTAGATGCCGCTCGGCCGCGTGCCGCACGAGCTCGCCGACGGTGAACAATTTGCCATCCACCGCGGCCTTCGCCCAGGCGGTCGTCGGATCCGGGTCCGACAGGAATCGGTTAGCCACCGCGCTTTTTCAGATAGTTGTCGGCGCCGGTGCGCCGCGTTGATTTCTTCTCGATCTTCGCACCATTGCCTCGCTCGCGCGGGCTGATGCAAAGTTCCTTCTCGATCGCCTGCGCCTGGCTGGCGGCGTTCGACATCGTGGTCCACCACGGATTGTATGTCGGCACCTTCGTTTTCTTCGCCAGGATCACCGGCCCGGACTTAAGCACCTCCCGCGCGCTGATGTCGTATGTGACATATGCGACGACAAGCCGAACGATGGCGTGGGAATTCGCGACGGCAAGCTTCTCGGCAGCGCGCATCTCGGAAATGATGCTGCGCCAATAAGCGGCAGCGGCTTCGCGATCAGCCGCACGCCCGAAGGTCTTTCGCCAATTGGGTTCGGGCGGAACTCCTTCGCCGCCTTGGATTTCAACCAAGTCGGCCATTTGTGGATCTCCAGCGGGGGCGGCGGAAACCCTCCCCCCTCAAAAACTGCTCTCAGTGCGCATGCATGGGCCGATGGGTGTCCGCTGGCGCGGCCGTTCAGACTTTCGACCGGGGGGGTGGCCTTCGCCGCTGCCCGTGCGGCAGCGCGTCGCCGCTGCCTCGTCATGGATCCGGGCGGCAAAGGCCGCGTGGAAGCGCCACTCAAAAGGCCTCTATACTCGACGCCCGGTAGACCGAACAGGAACTCGGCGTAGTCCTGATCATCCATGCTCAGCCGCGGTTCCATGGATGGTCGGGGCTGGTCGGCCTGCCATCACGACCGACGCCGCGCGCTTTGATCGGTGCGGCATGGTTGAATTGCTCCGCGGTCACCTCGGCGTGGCACTCGTCGCATAGGTTGCGGGTGTTGCTGTCGACATCCTCGCCGTCGAGGGCGAGCGGCTTGATGTGGTCGACCTTGGTGGCGAGGCGAACGATGTCACGATCGAGGCAGTGTTCGCAAAGCCCGTCGGTGCGGGCGAGGCGACGGGCTCGCATCTTCTGGCCTGCTCGGCCCCGAACGCGCTCACCCATGATATGCTGAATTGCGTTGCACCCCGACGAAAGCAGAGCTTCCTGCGTGTGGTGCGAGGGCGCCGATGCGGCGTGTCCAATGATCTCGCGAGCTGCTCTGGCAGCGACGCAGGGAAGGGGTCGCGACCTCCCCCGCTAGGCTACCCATATGACATGACCGATTCGCGCACGCAAGAGTCATGCAGCGATACCAACGGATTGCGCCTGCGCTTCCTCCATCAGCAGCATGCTGGTGAACCGGATCGGCTGCGAGAAGCCCGGGATATCGACCCATACGTAACGCCCGCGGCCTGTCTTCACGATGCCAGGCAGGCCAGCCCACGCGCCATCGAGCACGCGCACAGGATCGCCCTTCTCGTACTGCCGAGCCTTCTTGGGTGGAATGGCGCGCCGCTCCTCGACGCGCAGCGCATCGAGCTGCCGATCGGATATGGTTGGGATCTTGCCCGCCCAGCGCGCGATTGTGAAATTGGGATGATCCGTTGCCGGGTTCGATGCCTCGGAGAATAGCGCCGGCAGCTGATCAGCACGGGCAAAGACATATGAAGGCATGATCGGCACGGTGATCTCGCGGTGCAGCTTTGACCGAGGCCGGCGGCGCTTCACTGTGGCGACCGGCGTCCACACATGGAAGCCCGACTTTGCCAAGCTTTCGGCCAGCGCGATCGTCCGCTGGCTGCCCACGCGCAGGATGCACCAAAGATCGCTGTTCGTGCCCATGCCCGACCTCATACCACCTGCGCCATGTTCTCGGAATCACCTTTTGTTCCACATGGAACGGGACGCGCCCGATAGACGCCATCATCGTGAAGCCGCAAAAAGCCGCGTTCCGCAGCGATCGAACGGATATTCGCCGTCAGGGCATCGATAGCGGCCTGATCGAATTCGCGCTGCTCGAGCGTCCGCATGATGTCGTCAAAGCGCGCGCGCCGCTCGGCCCGCGCCAAGTTCGCGGCAGAGGCCCGGCGCTGCACCGCGCCGTCATCCCGCTTCCATCGTTCGAGGATCGCTTTGCACTGCGCGATGGTCGGAAACCAATCGAGCTCGTCGAGCACGGTCGACACCATGAACTGCAACGCCTCTTTCGAATAGCCGCCGAGCTTCCGGTGATAGATGCTGACCCGCAGCTTTCCGGTCACGTCATCATCGGATCGCCGAGGAAGAGTGGTCAGCGCGCGGATCAGCTCGACGAAGTCGCCATCAGGGCAGGGCAGCAGGGGCGGCAAGGGCGCGTTGGCTATCTCCTCGACCTTCGCCAGCGCCTGATCGTCCAGGCGCACCGCCGCGAGCGCGCTCGATCTGCTCGTCGAGCGCTCTGGCAAGTCCGTCCCGATTGTCACGCCCGCCAGCAGATCGCCGCTGAGTGCTTCGCTGATTGCCACCGTTCCCATTCGCATTGATCGCCGCCTTCATTTCGTCGGTTTCGTAAATCGCGCCCCAATTCTTTTCGACGCATGCCCGGAAGATCTCGCCCGGTGGCCAGCCGGAGCGGGCGGCCAGTGCGGCGACGTCGCGCAGCAGCTTGTCATGGGCCGCCTTCGTGCTCGGCAGATCCTTGCGCTTCCGGTTCGTCAGGAAATCGGCCCATAGCTCGTCGGTGGCCCAATGCGGTCGAGGGAACGGGTGCTTGACCCGCCAGCCCCACCACGCCGCAACATGGGCCTCGGCCTTCGCGCGGGGAGAATTAACCCGGGTAGGGGTATGGGGGTTTGAGTTATTATCTTTGGGGGAAAGGGGAAGGGGCGTCCCGTTACGCTTTTCGTCACATGTGACGTTATCAGCGTCACCCGTTACCGTTTGTGACGATTTGTGACGCTCGCGGTAACGTGCCTGCCGCTCCGCTCCCTTCGAGCGCCGCGGCTCTACAGGCTGCGCCAAGGGCAAAGCGGCTTCCATCTCGGCGACCGCGTCGACGATCGCCTCTGCCGACATCCCGGCCGCGAGCATGTGCTTCAAGGCGGTGGCGATGACGGTCACCGCAGCGGGTCTGCCAGGTCCGGGCGCCCGATCTTCTCGGCCAGCGCAATGGTGGCGGCGCGGATCTTGGCGCGCTCGCGGTCGTGGCGCACGATATTTCCGCTCCGGCCGGCTTCGGCGCAGGTGACGGGCGCCGACGCGCTCCATGCAGCGGCCAAGCCCTGCGCAACACCGTCAGGCACGGCGTCGGACGTCACGAGCGCAAAGCGACCGTGGCCGATAGGCTGGATCGTGAATACCGGCTCGCGGCGGCGGAACAGGGCGCGCAGGTTCATAGCGATATCTCCCGGCTGCGTTGAAACTGGGGCGGCACGCCCGTCGCGACTTTCCGCCCGGCGCCAGCCGCGATCTCGCGTTCTGTGATGGCGCGCGCCTCGGCGGCGGGAAGGCGCTTGACGCGGGTCAGGTGAAAATAGCCGTCGTGATGCTCGGCGGGGCACCATGCGAGATGCGTGCGAGCGGTGTAGGCGCGCATGCTCGCGGCGCGCTTGGCCAGCGCTTCGGGCGCGTTCCCGAGATCGCGGGCGTGGCGGCGGCATAGGCCGCTGACGTTCCGGCCGCGGCGGTCGAGGGGCTGGGCGCAGCCGGGGGCGGTGCAGGTTGTGGGCGTCACGCTGACAATCTCCGCCGCGCTTTGCCCGCTTGATGCCGCAGCTTCGCCTGGGCGAGCACGAGCGGTTTCAACTCGTCTGCGGCGTCTTCGAATGCAAGGCGGCGAGGAGTGCGGCGACCGTTGAGGATCGGTAGCAGCCCGCGCTCAACGGCTTCCCAGTTCGCCGGGTCGCAGTTCTCTTTGTTATCGGAGAGGCATTTCAGCACCATCCCGCTGGGCAGTGGGCCGTTGGCCTGTTCCCAGAGCACGCGATGCTTGAAGACATATCGTCGCGGCGCGCCGGTATAGGGGTTACGCTCCGCAACCATGATTTCGACATAGCCATCGGAGCGAACGCGCTCGTCGCCAATATCGTGGGCGTTCGGCGCGGCCTGACCCTTTTTGAACTGTGTGCGGCGCGCATTCGGGTGGCGACCACTGACGCCCTCGGGGCACGGCCTGCCTTTGTTCGGCGACACGTGGCCCTGTTCGAACTGACCGGTGCGGCCGGTGCGGAACTTGTGGCGCTTCCGCAGGCCATGCAGCGCGCCAGCCGTGACGTCGGTGCGATCGAAGGCTTCGCAGAACCTGCGGTGGTAATCGGCTATGGGTAGTGCACGATTTTCCTCGAGCCACGCCATCTCTGCGGCGGTGTATTTGCGCAGGCGGCCGACGTACCGGCCCGGTGCGCGGCCAACCTTCCAGCCTTTGCGCTTCCGCAGGGAGTGGAGATTGACCAGCGCGACGTCTGTCCGGCCGAAGGCGTCGACGAACGCGCGGTGATAGTCGGAAATGACCAACGTCCTGTTCGCTTCGAGCCACGCCATCTCGTCGGCACTGTAGGATATCGCGCGGCCCTTCATTCCGCGGGCGCCTCGATCATGGGCAGCGACTTTTTGAATCGGTCGCCGTGGTTGGCGATCAGCGTTGCGGCTTTGAGGTGGAAATTGGCATTGCCGAGGATCTGGTCGGACACCGCGACGATCGCGTCGGTGCGCTTTACCTCCGCCTCGATCTGTTCCGGCGTCAGCTCCTCGTCTGACAACCGCTCGATCTGGGCGAACAGGTGGTCGTTGAGATCCTTCAATCGATTCTTGGTCATGCTGCCTTCTCCAGCTCGAGCAGGTCGAAGAGCGAGGGCACCGCGATCTCGCGCTCGGCTTCACCCAGATAAATGCAGCTGTGCCGGAAATAGTCCGGGTTAAGTTCACTGCCCCGGCCGCGCCGCCCTTTCATGATCGCGCGCATCGGAACGGTGCCAAGCCCGCAGAAGGGATCATAGACAAGGTCGCCCTTCATGCTGAACCGCTCGATCAGTCGGTCAACGATATCGAACTGGAGCGGGCAGACGTGCTTCTCGCGGCCCTTCTGCACTTGGTCGGCGTTCAGCGTCCGCATGCGCGCGACATCGTCCCACACATCGGGGTGATGGCTCCCAGGGGCAAGCGACATGAAGGTGCGCGGCAAGTGGCCGCGGCCGTCATTCTGGGCCCGTGCCTCGATCGTCTCGCCGATGGCGACATGCGCGGAGGCGTCATAGATCAGGTCGCGGCTCTCGGTGGTGAACGTCTTGACCAGCGGCCCGACGCCCATTTCCGCGAAGCGGGGCGCGACTTCGCCCAGCTCGGCAGGGTTGAGCATCCGGTCCCCCGACGATCGCCAGAAGGCGTGCGCGTCGATCTGCCACTGCGCCAGGCTGTAATCCGTCGCGCTCTTCGCAACGGGTGTGTCGGCATAGCCGCGGCTGCGGTCGCTCTGGGGCTTGCGCATCAGCAGGATGTACTCGGGGCTCCCGGCGCCCATCTTGGTGCCGTCCTTCAACATCTCCGAGTAGCTGAGGCGGTAAGTCTGGTTATTCTCCCGCACGACGTCGGTGATGACGGTGATCATCCCCATGAACTGGAAACCGTGCTGCTGATAATGGAACAGCGTCTTGGCATGGAAGGGGTTGACCGTCGGCACACCCTCGCCGGTGACCGCGCCGAACAGGATCCGGTCCTTCACATGGATGCAGGCGAGGCGACCGGGTTTGAGCGCGCGGTAAAGCTCGGGTGTGAGGTAATCCATCTGCGCGAAGAAATGCGCGTCGTCGTCGGTGTGGCCGAAATCGTTATAGCTCGGCGTATATTCGTAGTGGTTGCTGAAGGGGATCGACGTCACGATCAGGTCGAGGCTGTCGCTTTCGAGGATACGGGCCTCTTCGACGCAGTCGTTATGCGCCAGCATCCAGCCCTGGCCGCTCTGCTCGGCCCGCTCGCAACCGATGCTGCGACTGGCAATGTCGGCCGCGGCGGCGTGGTTGAGGCCGTATTTGCGGATGATCGCGCTCATCTTGGCGGTCAGCTCTTCGTGCAGCGCCCACTTTTCGAGCAGGACGCGGCGGACCTCCTCTTCGGTTTCGGCATAGATCGCGTCGATGATCACCGGCTCGGTCTGGCCGAAGCGCTGCACGCGGAAGATCGCCTGAATGAAGTCGTTGAACTTGTGCCCGATGCCCGCGAAGATTTCGCGGTGGCAGTGGCGTTGCAGGTTGGTGCCGGAGCCGAGCATCACCGGCTTCGCCGCCAGATCCTTGATCCGGCCGTCGCTGAAATCGCCGACGATGGTTTCGCGCGCGTCCAGATCCTGCGATCCGAACACGGCGGCGATGCGGTCCCGGCCGGGAATGTCGAGCGCTTCAATGGCGCGGCGCTCGTCTTCGAGATCGTGCCAGATCAGGAAGTGGTCATCAGGATCGGCCGCCATGATGTCAGCGACCTTGGCGATGCGGGCGTCAAGGGTGCGCCGCTTCTCCCGGCTGGCCTCGACTATGCCGACCGCATTGTCGCGGATCAGGCGGCCTTGCCCATTGCTTTCGGCGCCTGCGTCGCTGATGTCGGTCTCGACGCAGTGCCAGCGAACCTCGATCGGCGGCAGGTCATAGCCCTCGTCGCTGAAACCCAGATCCGACGGCCGCTGCAGGAAGACGGCCCAGCTGTTGAGCCACAGCCAGAATTCCTCCTCCTTGTGCGGGTACAGCTTCAGGTCGTTGGCCTGCTCCGGGTTGCGCTGGAAAAAGCGAGTCAGCGCCTGGCCGGTGTCCATGACGCCGAGGAAGCCGGCGTAGTGGATCAGTTCCTTGTACCGGTTCGGTGAGGGGGTGGCAGTTGCGACGAAGCGATAGGGCACTGCCTCGAACAGGGGCAGAAACTCCTGAAACGTCTTGCTGCCATAACTGCGCAGCACGCTGGCTTCATCGAGGCAAGCGACGTTGAACCGGCTGACGTCGACCTTGCCCTCGCGGACGCTCTCGTAATTGGTCAGGTGGATGGCGCAGTAATCGGCCTTGGCGTCGATCTCGGCGTCGCTGCGCACGAAATGGACGGTGATGCCCAGCTTGGCTGCGTCGGCCATGAATTCGCGGCGCACGCCGAGCGGGCAGACGATCAGGCCCATGTTTGGCGCGCCCGGTACCCGGCCGGGGTCTGCCTCGAGCTTGTCGAGGATGATATTGGCGATCAGCAGCTGCTGGATCGATTTGCCCAGGCCGAACGCCTCGAACATGGCACGGCGCCCCCCCTCGACCGCCCAGCGCACGATATGGCGCTGGTGATCCTTCAGCGGCCGGCCGTCGCGCAGATGCGTCGGGATCTCGTCGAGGGTGCAGGGCAGGCCGGCGAGCGGAGCGGCGGGCATCTTGGCTTCAAGGAAGCTGCGGTAGTTCTCGGCGGTCATGATCAAGCCGCCAAGGCGAGCGGAAGATCGAGCTGCAGCCCGACGGCATCGCAATAGACCGACAGCACCGCCTCAATCTCGGCCCGGTCATGCGGCGCCATCTTGCGCAGCTTCAGCAGCTTTTTGACGATCTTGGGATCATATCCCTGCGACTTCATTTCGTTGAATGTGTCGCGGATGTCGTCGCTGATGCCCTTCTTCTCCTCTTCGAGGCGCTCCACGCGCTCGACAAAAAGGCGCAGTTGTTCGTCCGAAACCGTGGCTTCGCTCATAGCTTTCGCTCCTTAGGCTGCCCCGCGGGGCTGAATGATTGGGGATTGGCGCCGCTATCGGGGCGTTGTTCCGGCCCCCACGACGGAATGGATGCTGGACATTTCGGTAAGGATCACGTCGACAATGCCGCCCAGCTCGGTGTGGCTGACGTGGCCGTCTTCGTTGGCGTCAGCGACGACCGCGGCGATTCGGGCGGCGGCAGCCCCGGCGCGGCGCACCGATGCGGCCTCGTCGACCTCCATCGGCGCCACGCTGAACCCCATGCGGGTCGCGACGCGCTGGAAAGCTTGCGGGGGCAGGGCGGTGAACACGCGCAGGAAGACGTCGAGCGGCATCGCCGACCCGTCGGCCTCGACATAGCTGCGCAGGCGGCGCTCCCATGTTTGGAGCGCGCCGGGATCATCGCACGTCGCAGCGGCCAGCTCCGGCCAGGTGAAGCGCTTGCCGTACCCGCCGACGTACATGCGCAGCGTGTCGCCGATCAGCATTTTTACAGCCGGAGCGGAAAACTGCCCTGCTATTTCCATGGGTTAGCCCTCGCAGTTGACGCATTGATGCGGTGTTGAACAGGAGAATTCGAGATGAAGAACATGTTACGCCGCCTCGCGCTGGCGCAGGCCGCAGTCGCTGCGGATGCAGCTGGCGCATTCCGGATCCTCGGAGCGTCGGTCGCAGACCCCGCACGACGCGACGAACTCGGTAATGAAGCCGCGCGCCTTGGCCTCGGTGGTCGGCCAGATGCGGCGACCGTTCTTGAGGTCGCGCACGAAATGAGGGTCGCCCATCGCCTTCCGGCCGAATGTGATCTCAGACATGTCGGCATCACTGACAAAGTCTTCGATCGCTTTGATCAGGTCGGCGTGGGGCGGGTCGGCGTCCGCTTCGGGAGGGGATTGCGTCATGCTTGAGGCAACTAGCGTAGGAATGATCCTACCGTCAACTAGAAAAAGTAGGACACGTCCTAGCATGGCGCGCGCGTCGGTGTTGTGGGAAGCGTCCCACATGGATAGCGCATTGCAACGATTCATCCGCAAAGCGGTCGAACTGGGCGGAAAAGCCCGCGATCACTATGACAAGGAAATCCAGAGGGCCGCCGGCACCACCGGAAAGGTGCTCTACGATATTGATCGCGGGAAGAGCAAAAATCCGAACACGACGACGCTGCACGCGATCGCCAAGGCGCTCGGCCAGCCGTTTGATTTGCTCCAGCGCGCGGTCGCCGGAGAAGAGGTGGTGCCGGTCGAGCCTGGCAGCGAGCCCAGCGCCGCGGTTCCTGCGACGACGAACACGGCCGATGTCGTGGTGCTCGATTTGACGCTCTCCATGGGTGCGGGCACCAACATCGACGAGTATATCGAAGAAACCACCTATCAGTTCGACGTCGATTTCATCCGGTCGTTTACCCGCACGGCGCCGCACCGGCTGCGCATTGCGACCGGCATCGGCGACAGCATGTTTCCAACGCTGATGCCGTCCGATGCGGTGTGGTTCGACACGACGCAGACGATGCTGAAGCTGCAGGACAAGATCTGGGCCTGCTCGATTCGCGGCGGCGGAGCGATCAAGCGCCTGCGCATCGGCGACAACCGAAAGATCATTGTGCTTTCGGATAACCCTGCGGTACCAGACGACATCGTCGACGAAGAGGATGTTCGGATCTTCGGCCGCGTCCTTCGATTGATGCGTGACCTATAGGGGGCGTGAATGAGCGACCTGATTTGGTTCATCGTTCTGGGGCTAGGGGCGCTCGGCGGCTTCATATTTTACCTGATCCAGGACGCCAAGAAGTCGCAGGAACTCGCCGGGATGCATCAGCCTGCCCAGCCGCTTGAGCAGACCGGACAAGCCGGAGTTACAGCACCAGGCGTTGCCGGCGGAGGTTGGCTCGTCGCGGGGTGGGTGCTGGCAGCTGCGGGGGTGATCGGGCTGGTAGTGGGGCTTTTGCTCGACACGTCGGTCGCTGCATACAGCCCGACGATGTTTGGCGGGCCGACCGAGGTCGTCAACCTCGACCTGCTTTTTCGGAAGGGCGTTGTCGTGGCTTGCGGCATCGCTGCAATCGCCGCCGGCATCTTCTGTCTCGCTGTGGCCGCAATCCTTCGGGCGATTCATTCCCGCGCTGCCTGATGCCAGCTCAGATCACCTTGCCGATCGTCGGCGTCGACTATCCCAACAAGCGCGGCGTGACGCGCCGCTTTGCGGTCGATCTGCTTGCGCCTGGCGATCCCGTCGAGCTGCGGGCCGAGCCCCAGAACCCAGCCGATGAAAACGCGGTGGCGGTATATTCGATCGAGGGCGTGCAGATGGGATACATTCCAGCGCAGCGGGCGCCCTATGTCGGGAAACATATGAAAAATGGCGACGTGACGGCTATTTTTCAGGGGAAGGGCGGGCGAGGGGCCTTCATCCGGATCGCCTTTGGCGACGAAGAGCCGGTGCTGCCGCCACCTCCGGAAAAGAACGGGTCCGAGCCCGATTGGTGGCCGGACGACGCGCCCGAAGACGATTGGGCGCAATAGCCGCGACGCGAAAAGTAGGAACTATCCCACTTTTCATTTGACAGCGTAGGAATGGTCCTACATATCCGGGTCCGTCACCAAGACGGAGCCCCTGATGATCCCCGCCCACGAACATCCCGACACCGCTGAAACCGTCATCGACACGGTGTTCGCGCGCATTGCCGTGGCATTCGCAGCTCTGACGATAATCGTTCCCGCTATCGTGGCGGTGGTCCGGTGAGCGGCTCGGCGACCAATCTCAACGCCAACGCGATTGCACTGTTGCGCGGCGCGCAACAGCTGATCGACGAGCCGAACCGGTGGACCCAAGCCGTGATGGCGCGCGATCAATTTGGCGAACCCGTTTCTCCCCGCAGCGTCGATGCCCGATGCTTCTGCATTATCGGTGCGCTGGAGGCTGTGGCACCGTCGTGTCGAATATCCCTGGAGGGAGAGCTCCAGAAAGATTTGCCCAAAGGCGCGCAGTACGTCCCCGTGTTCAACGATTCCTGCGGGCACGCGGACGTCATGGCGCTTTTCGATCGCACAGTCGCAAGACTGGAGAGCGCGCGGTGACATTCAACCTTTCCCCAGATCCGGTGCACCCCCCCGTGCCGGATGCCCCGACCGCTACCGCCCCTCTTGGCGGTCGGGGCACCTATCATTTTGAGCGCGGTCGCTATGTTTCGCCGATCCCGGCGAAGATCCTGATCGATTATCGCGACCGGCTGCGCGGCCCGTTCGAGCAGCGCATGCACCTGTTCCCCAAGCCAAATGGCAGCAGCCTGCCGTGCAACCCGTCCATGTGCCGCGAATGCTGGCGCGAGGAGCATTGGCGCGAGCACGGCGCAGGGGATGCGTCATGACGCTCGCCGAGATCCGCGCCCTCGACTTCATCCGCGCCCGCATCGTTGCGACGCAGACCGCGCCGACCCTGTCGGAGCTTTGTGCCGGGATGGGCTGGGCCAGCCGCAGCACCGCGCACCGCGTCGTCACGTCGCTGGTGCGGCAGGGCGCGCTGACCCGCAAGCCCGGGTCGCTGCGCGGCCTCGCTCTCGCCGACGCGCCGTTACTGACCGTCGTGCCCACCGCTGACCTGCGGGCCGAGCTGGCGCGGCGCGGGCAGGGGGCTGTGCAGTGATTGGAACCGACACCCTCGCGATCAGCGCGCGCACCTGGGCGGCCTGCGTCGCATCCGCCGAGCACGAGCGGGGCGAGGTGGCCTTCGATCTTTCGCACCTGACCGGAGAAACCATCATGGCAGTCGAGCAGCACCCTCACGGCTGGCGCCTGCGCTGCGGCAGCGGCGCGAGCGTCGTCGTCGAGCGCGGCCACACCTTCGACAGTGCGGGCCTTGCGGTGATCGAGCCATGAGCGCCGCCAACCGCCTCTACGCGATCGACCTGCTCAACCGCGCGGGCATCGAGCTTACGCCGCGGGCGATCGCGGACGCCGCGGCCATCGTGCCGCTGCTCGAGCATGACGTGCTCGAAGCGGTCGGCGAGCCGGTCGACGGCGTTTTCTTCACCGCGCAGGCCATCGTCCGCGCCCGCATCGCCGAGGGCCGCCACCGGCCGTCGGGCGCGGCGGAAACCAATACTCCCGGGTTCCTTGCGCCCCCGCAGCCGGGAGATCCTGCCGCCGCCTCTTTGCCCATCGGAGGGGCGGCGGCCTTTCTTGAAAGCACCGCCGAATGACCCAAGCGTTTCCCCTGCAATGGCCGGACGGAATGCCGCGCACGCAGCGCCATCAGGCGTCGACCTTTCGCTCGACCCTCGCCAGCGCGCTGAAAAACGTGCGCACGTCGATCATCGCCTTTGGCCGCGACAGCGGCAAGCAGGTGACCGACGTCATCATATCGTCGAACGTGTCGCTCGGCATGGAGCGCCCCGCAGATCCCGGCGTCTCGCTCTGGTTTACATGGGACGATTCCCAGCGCTGCATCGCCGTCGATCGCTATCCGAAGCCCGAAGACAATTTGCAGGCCATCCACCACATCCTTGAAGCGCGTCGTACCGAGGTGCGGCACGGCGGGCTCCATATCGTGCGGCAGACCTTCAAGGGCTTCCTCGCGCTGCCGTCTCCTGATGCGGTCGACTGGCGCGCGGTGCTTGGTTTCAAACCCGGCGAGCTGGTGACTCCGGCCGCGATCGACGTTGCCTATCGCGATCGCGCGAAAGACGCCCACCCCGACAAGCAGGGTGGTGACGAAAACGCCATGGCTATCCTGAATTTGGCGCGGGCCGCGGCGAAGGAGGCGGTGACCGCATGATAATCGAAAATTCAACGAAGAGGAGGGCGTCCGTGCCGAAGAAAATATACAGACTCGTGGAGCATCCGGAGCACGAAGCGCGCCTCCCGGAGTGGCGTGACCGCTGGATCGCGAACGCCATGTCGACAGCCGCGATGACCGAAGATGATCGGCAGGCCTGCATTGCGGCTGTGAACGGCATGTACGCTGCGGCCAAACTGCCGCCGCCGAAGCATATCGTTTTCGTGCCGTCGCCGTTCGTGCTGTCATTTGCGGCGGGCTTCGCGGCGTCGATCTGGTACCGTAGCAAAAATCCGGATTTCAGGCCTGCGGCGACCCGTGCGGCGACCTATGCGGCGACCGATGCGGTGACCGATGCGGTGACCGATGCGGCGACCCGTGCGGCGACCGATGCGGCGACCCGTGCGGCGACCGATGCGGCGACCGATGCGGCGACCGATGCGGCGACCCGTGCGGCGACCTATGCGGCGACCGGTGCGGTGACCGATGCGGTGACCGATGCGGTGACCGGTGCGGTGACCGATGCGGCGACCGATGCGGCGACCGATGCGGCGACCGGTGCGGTGACCCGTGCGGCGACCTATGCGGCGACCGATGCGGCGACCGATGCGGCGACCGATGCGGCGACCCGTGCGGTGACCCGTGCGGTGACCTATGCGGCGACCGATGCGGCGACCGATGCGGCGACCCGTGCGGTGACCGATGCGGTGACCGATGCGGCGACCCGTGCGGCGACCCGTGCGGCGACCCGTGCGGCGACCCGTGCGGCGACCGATCTCTCTAAATGGTATGTTGTCCCAGCGGACATGCGCCGCATCGCCGACGATCTGGGTGTCGGTGACTTCGGGCTGCGCTGCGCTGCCATGGCGTGGCAGATGTACTCCGGGGGCAATCAGTGGTCGGCTTACGACAGCTACCTGACATTCTTTCAGGACGTGGCCGAGCTGCCGCTCGATTACACCGCCTATAATCACTGGCGTACCCTCGCCGAGCGCAGCGGCCCGCGAATGATGCATCCGGATTTCTGCATGATCTCCGACCGGCCGGAACTGCTGACTGTCGATGACAACGACCAGCCGCACGGCGAAGACGGGCCGTTCTGTCGCTGGCGTGACGGATCGGCGCTTTATTCGTGGCATGGCGCGCGCGTACCGGCTCGTTGGATCGAAGATCGCGCCACGCTCGACCCCGCCGAAGTGATCTGCGCCGAGAATGTCGAACACCGGGCAGCCGGGGCAAGCATTGTCGGCTGGCCGCGCATGTTGTCCGTTCTGAAAAGCCGCGTGATCGACGACAGCGGGTCAGCGGATATTGGCGAGCTGATCGAGCTTGAACTGCCCGGCCTCCCACGGCCCGGCCGGTTTCTCAAGGCCGCATGCCCTCGAAACGGCATTATCGTCGAAGGCGTCCCTTACGTCTCTGACATCGACAATCTCCCGATCGACACCGCGCTTGCCGCGCAGGCCTGGCGGATCGGCGACCCTCAATCAGAATATGCGCACCCGTCGGTGCGCACCTGATGCTGCAGCAAGAAAAGGAACCGACATGAAGAAAATTATCGGCGCCCAGGGCGAGATCACGATCATCCGGATCGATGCACTCCCCGAGGGCATGGAAACAGTCCCGGCCGAGCGTGTCGCGAAGGGCTGGATCGTCAGCCACAGCGAAAGCGGCAATCACCACCTGCTGACCGGCGGCACCGTCATGGAACGCACCGACAATCTGCCCGAAGGGATGCGCAAGCTTTATGCGCTGCTCGACGAGCCTGCATCGCTGATTCAGGACGCGGCGACACCGCACGGCAGTTTTGACCTCGAACCGGGCGCCTATGAGTTCCGGATCAGCCGGGAATATGACCCCTTCGCCGAACAGGCGCGGCAGGTCGCGGATTGATCCGGTGAGCAGGAACTCGGGAACATTTGCCACTGAGGCGGATCTCGTTGCCGAGTTCCTGCGCCGCCTCGCCGTCATGGACCCCAGCCAGAAATGGAAGGTCTATCCGGAAAGTTGCGGTTGGGATCTGCTGCTTGTGCATGAGGCCGGTTACCAGCTTGGTATCGAGGCGAAGCTGCTGCTCAACCCGAAGGTTATCGACCAAGCGCTGGTCGGCGCGTTCATCACCCGTCCGGCGTGGGACGGTCCGGATTATCGCGCCGTGCTGGTGCCGTCCGAGGGGCGGCAGCAGCACCTGGCCAATATCTGCAAGGCGATCGGGGTCGGGGTCATTACGGTCCGCCCCGAGGGTGATGGTGGATTCCACTGGTTCGACCTGCCCAGCAACAGCGAATATTGTACCTGGCCGAACTGGGGGCCGGTGCACCGCTGTCCGGTGCCGGATTATGTCCCGCGTGTCGCTGCGGGCGTGAAATCGCCTACACTGCTCTCCGATTGGAAGGTCCGGGCGATCAAGCTGTTGATCGTGATGGAGCGCAAGGGCTGGATCGACCGCGGCGACTTGAAGGTCCTCGGCCTCAGTCCGACCCGCTGGACCTGCCACTATAACGGATTTCTGACCCGCGTTGCTGGCAAGCCGGTGCGGTACGTCGCCGGGCCACTGACCCCGGACTATCGGGCGCAGATGCCTGAAAACTTCGCCGAGATCGAGGCGGATATCTCCGCCTGGGCAATCGAACATTACAAAGAGCGGCCCGACTGGCTCGGCACCGCTGAAACGGAAAAGGCCGCATGACCGTCATCCCCCTCCCGATACGCCGCCGGGCCCCCAGCAAACCCGACCCCGGCGACTGCGTCCTCTGCGACGGCCCGCTCGTGCCCGTGCCGATGCTCGGCAGCATGGGCTGCGCCGACTGCGGCTCGACCTTCACCCTCGATGGTTTGGCCGCGCAACGACGCCGCCAGAACGCCGCCCCACCACCCGAAACCAAGGAACCGACATGACGCCCCCCGCCAACGACCGCCTGATCGCGCTGCCCGAGGTGAAGGACATCGTCGGGCTGGGCAAGACGATGATCTACCGCCTCGAGAAAGAGGGGAAGTTCCCGCCGCATTGCAAGCCGGGCGGCCACGCTACGCGCTGGAGCGAGGCCGAGGTGCGCGCCTGGCAGGAAGAGCAGAAAGCGAAGAGGGCGGCATAATGGCTGACGCAGTGGATTTCGCGACCGACCTGGTCGCCGAGAAGCTCGATCAACAGATCCGCACCGCGCGGGCGCCGATTCCGGTCGGCGTGGCGGGCGAGTGCGAAGGTTGCTTCGAGCAGATGCCGCGCCTGGTCAACGGCAGGTGCGGGTACTGCCGCGACGGGCGCGGGCCGCGGGGGATTCGGTCGTGAGCGCCTGGGACACATACGCCGTCTGCCCCGGCTGCGACCGCAAGTATATCGCACCGTTCGGCAACAGCTTTCATCTACCCTTCGAGATCTGCCCGCACTGCGGCGAGGGCAACGCTCGGCGCTCGGGATTTGCCGCGGGGTCCGGTTGGCGGGTCGCGGCGTTCCGCGTGATCGGTGGCCGCTATTTCGAGCGCGGCGTCGCGACGCCTGACGAAATCGCCGCTGCGGAGCAAATGGAAGCGGCGAGGTCGCGCCGCGGCTGTTTGATCAGCCTCGCCACTGTTGCCGCCATCATCGCTGCCGTCCTTTGGGGCGGCTTGGATTTCACGCTGTGACGGTCGGCCTCGAAGACCCGCCGGCGGATTTCACCTGTGCGATCTGCGAACGGGAAGCGTCGAACCGATTTCACTGGTCGCCGCGCGATTATGAGCGGCCGCCCGTCTGCAAATCTTGCGAGAGTTTGACAGGTTACAGTTGGACCGGCGCTGCGCGGCGGCGCACGGCGCCTACCGGCGGGACCGCTCGCGACAAACGAGATGCCATGCGCATCGGCGCGCTGGCAGACGCGATCGGCCAATTGGCTGCGCGACAACAGTGGGAGGTGCAGCATGGCATCACGTGATTACACTTCGGCGCCAATATCCGACCAGCTGGGTATTCCGACGATCATTTCGGGCCTTTGCGCGGATCTCGAGCAGCTCCGCAAGGGCGAGATTAGCGTAAACGATGCGATGGCCCGGTCGATGCTAGCCAAGCAAATCTTCAATGGCGTTCGCCTCTACATGAACGGCACCAAGATCCTCGCTGACAGCGCGCGGCCCACGATCGCGATTGAAGGAGAGCAGGCAGGTGGCTGATTGGTCGGCCCTTTCCGCTCCGCAGATCCGCTGCATCGCCGCGCTCGATTTCGCCGTGCCGCTGCATCACTCGCACCTGACCCGCCGACACGACGTGCGCGGGCCGACCATCGTCTCGCTCGTGCATCGCGGCCTCGTGCGCCGCGCCTCGCTATTCGAGGAGGGTTCGACGATCCCGATGCCGTTCTACACCCTGACGCAGGCTGGGCTGGCCTATAAGCGCGATTGGCGAGGGTGGAACGCGGCGGTCGCGCGTAAGCTGGGCGAGTTGCTAGCATGACAAAAGCTGTCACCCCCACCGATGATGTCTTCGACGAATACGACGAATACGACTGTTGGAACTGCGGCGGCGAGGGCTTTGTCTACGGCTGCTCGTGGGATTGGCAGTGCGACACTTGGGACGGCGATAGCTGCCTTTGCCCCCGACCCTGCCACATTTGCCACCCCCCGAAAGACGATCCGGGAATGCGCAAGATCATGGCAGAATCCCTCGACGCACAACAGCCCTCAGCATGACAAAAGTTGTCACCCTCAGCCTGAGGATCGAGATCGACGTATCGGAGCGGGTCACGGTCTCCGAAGCGAAGCGGCGCATCGCTGCACGCCTGCACGGCGCGCCAGAAGCGATTGAATGGCAGAAGGGGTTGTTGCCAGATCCCGAGACCATTTACCGCGGCGTCATCTTCTGGGATTCGATCGCCGTGAAACAAAAGCGCGCTCGGTGACCGGCGTCATCGGCTATTGCGAATGCGGCAACACGCCCTGCGACGGGCTCGACTGCGGCGTTTATCTCCCAGGGCGCGCGCCGCGGAAAAAGACCGCGCCGAAGCCGCCGGCCGTCGTGCGCGAAATGAAGTTGCGCGGCTGGGCCACGAGGCGCGCGAAATATGGACCGCGAGGGCATCGCTGATGGGGTGCGAGCACGTCACCCTCCCGGGCGGCGGGACCGCGATCATATGCGGACCGCGTCAGCCGCACCAGAAATGTCCGTGCGGGCGGCGCGCGACGTTGCTTTGCGACTGGAAGATGGCCGAACCCATCACGTTCCGGAAAAGCCAGACCTGCGACAAGCCATTATGCGACCGCTGCACGTCGTCACCCGCCCCGGGGAAGGATCTATGTTCGAAGCATGCGGCGGAATGGGCGGCAAAGCTGGCCGCGCGGGATGAAACGCAAAAAGGCCCCGCCGCATAGCGACGAAGCCTTTCGCTCAAGCCCGGCCTCAAAGCGGGCGCCACTGGACTAGCGCATCGGTCGCGTGCACAAAAGCGCAATTGCACCCATTTTGAATGGAACCACGATGCCGACCTATGAAGTTCACGGCCCAGATCCCGACGGCGATTTCTTCATCGTCCGCATCGAGACAAAGGGCGAGGCGCACAGCGAAACCTCGCTCGACGAGGTTTACGTGACCCGCGAAGCTGCCCAGGCGGCGGCAGACAAGTTGAACGGCAAATGACCGACGAAGACCGAGCGCAGGTTCTGGCTCTAGCCGATGCCGTCGAAGACGCGGAGGCGACGGCGAGTGCAGTTCGCCAGCTTTTCGGCCACTATTTCGGTTTGAACGAAGACTTCGACGCAATCGAGGTGGATGGCCTCGTGTCGGGCTTCGCTCGTCTGCGCTCTCTCGCGGACCGGCCGCAGTGACGCCGCTCGAACGCGTGGCTCGCGCAATAGTGGACGCCGAACGCGAGTTCCGAGGTAGCGACCCGATCGGGGATGACGAGTGGCATAACTATTGGTCGCCAGGCGGGCCTACTGCGATGCCGTCCCTGATCGCGATGCGCGCGAAAGCTGCGCTGTTGGCTATCAGCGAGGCTTTGGATGAAAGCGGCATGGTCGAGGGCGCTCGGCAGGCAGCGGAGATCGACGGCAGCGAGGCCGCCACCCAAGCTTCGCGCACCTTTTTTGACGTTATCATTTGGCTCGAAGAACAGGTGCCCGAATAACCGGCCTATTCAGCCGCTGCCCGCGCCCTCGGCCCCTTCGGCGCCTTATCCGCGTTCCGCATCGGCAGCCCCAGAAATTCCACCGGATCCGGCATCCCGTCGAGCAACATGTCGGCCCATTCCTGCGCCAGCTCGCGCCGCCGCGGCATGTACGAGGCGCGGTTATAGGCGCCCTCAACCTTGTCCTTGGGGACGTGCGCCAGCATCAGATCGATCACCGCCCGATCGCCGTCGGCCCGGTCCGGCCGTTCGTTCATGATGGTGCTGAAGGTCGCGCGAAACCCGTGCGGGACGTGCTTTTGATAATATCCGGCGCGGATCAGCACGGCGCGGATCGTATTTTCGCTGATCGGGCGGTGCGAATGCCGCTCGCTGGGGAACAGCAGGGGGAGGTGGCCGCTGATCTGGCGAAGCGCGCGCAGGATCTCGACCGACTGACGAGCCAGCGGCACCAGGTGATCCCCGGCCTCCTCGAGCTTGCGCTCCGCGTCGCCCTTCATGCGCGCCGCGGGGATGCGCCATAGCGGCTCGGTCCCGTCCAGATCCTCGAACTCGGCCCAGCGCGCGCCGCCCAGCTCTCCCGGCCGCACCGCGGTCAACGCGAGCAGTCGCAGCGCGAACTTGGTCCCGGCCCGGGTCCGCTCCGCCTCGCAATCCTTGACTAGCTGGCGCGCTAGGCGCAGCCGCTCGTCATTGTCATGCACCCGGTCGATGATCGCGGCCTGTTTCTTGGCGGGCGGGACGCGGGGCAGGGCTTTCGACATGCTCGCCGCGGGGTTGTGGCGCGCGAGCCCGGCCGGGATGGCGTAGATGTAAACATCGCTGATCCGCTGGCAGACCCGGTGCGCCGTCTCGATCGCGCCGCGCTGCACGATGATATTGAGCACGTCGAGCACCTTGGGGCTTTCGATGCCGGTGATCGGCAGATCTCCAATTTCAGGGAAGACGTCGCGCTCGAGCGATCGCAGCACGTCACCGGCATGGATCGGCGACCAGCCCGCGCGCGGCCGATCGACCCAATGGCTGGCATCGCGCGGCGACCAGGCGCCCTCGCGCGAATCCCGCCAGGCGCGGAACTTCGCCACGGACCAGCCCGATTTGAGCTCGAACCACTTAATCGCGACGGCTTCGAAGGTGTTGGCATTGTCGAGCGCCTTGGCGCGCGCCGCGACGCGCTTCTCGACCGCGGGATCCTGATCCGCGCGCAGCGTCGCCTTCGCCGCGTCGCGACGGGCGCGCGCATCGAGCAGGGTGACCGCGGGGTAGGAACCGAGCGCGAGCGTCTTCTGCGCGGGCTTCCCCTTGGCGTTGCGGCCATAGGTATAATTCATCCGCCAGTGCTTTCCGCCGGCGGTCGTGACGAACAAATAAAGCTGTTCCGCGTCGGCGAGCTTGTACGCCGAGTCCCGGGGCTTCGCTGCCTTGATTTTCGCATCGTTCAGCATCGCTCGCCCCAT